GGGTGGGACACCGCGCCGGCGGGTGCCGTGGGGGTCGGATTTCTCCGCCGACGCGGCGGTCTACGGGCTAGCGGGGCCGGCTCTCGCTACGGCGGTTGGCCTCGGCGAGCTTGCGGGACAGCTCAGCGCGCTCGGAGTCGGTCACGACCCCTCCCCAACCAGCCGAAGCGGCGGGGCGCCCTCGTCGGGCTGGTAGGTGGCGAAGCAGGTCCTGAGGCGGGTGTTCGTCTCGACGTCGGTGATCGCCACTCGCAGCAGCGGCCCGTCGGGAACCTCACCGACTGTTGCGGCGATCTCGTCGGCCTTCGCCTGCGCCGCTGCCAGACGGGCACGCTCGTCGCCGGTCACCTGGACTCCTCGACGATCACGAGGAACGCGTCACCGGCCAGGTCCATCACGACCTGGGCGGGGATGCCCTCACGGCGACGGTCCGCGGCGAACTCCTCCGCCGGCCAGGAACCGCGCGGGGCACCAGCCGGGAAACGCTCCAGAACATGGTGGGCCGGCTTCGGGGGCGGAGTGGTACGAACCGGGCCCTGCGCGGCGATGTGCGCGGCACGGTCGGCGGCGGAGATGGTGGGGGTGCTCATCGGAACCACCGCCGCTTCTTCGGCTGAGCCGGGGCCAGCAGCGCGCAGGCCTCTGCGTGGAAGTCCTCGTGCAGGCCGCCCCAGAACTGGAACAGCTCCGTCGTGGTCGACTGCTTCGCCAGCTCCAGCGCCTCCACCGCCATGCGGGCGAACGCTTCGGCCCGCACCTGCGAGTCGGACGACTCCAGCGCCTCAGCCACCGGCGCCAGCAGCGTGATCGGGAACGAGGTCTCACTCATGCCGCCACCTCCGCCACGTGCTGGTTGTGCAGGCGAGCCGTGCGGGCAGCCTCGCGGATCTTCGCGGCGAAGGCCACAGCCTCATCGGCCAGGCGCTCGGCCATCTCGGGCGTGAGGTGGGAGTACTCGCTTCCGCCGGCGTCCTGGACGGTGATGTGCGCCGCCCGGAACTGCCCGTCCGCCGCCACCGGGTCGCTTTCGACCGTCGCGTGCATCTGGATCGGGTAGGCGCCGTACCCGAACGTCGGGACGAGCACGCTGACCGTGTCACCACGGTGCACGATGTCCTCGATGTTGCGGACCGGCTCGTCGACGTGGTCCTCGATGCAGAAGATCGGGCACTCGACGTAGGCGATCATGCTGGTGTCGTTCGTGCGGCCCACCTTCGCGGGGACCAGGCGGTGACCCGGCTTGATCGCCGGGAACGGGTGGACGTTGGTGGGAGGTACCGTAGTGCTCACGGTTCGGTCTCCTTGGTAGGGAAAGGTCGGACTGAGGCCCCGTTTGGTGTTGACGCACCTTGCGGGGCCGCCCCGTTTCCGGGGCTGACCTTGTGGCTACAAACCTAGACCGGCTTGTGGCTACAAAGCAAGCAGGTGCGTGAAGATTTTTGTGGCCACGAACGCCTGCCTGATTGTTGCTGTTCGTAGCCACGAGCGTTTAACCTCTGCCTATGAGCCCCGACGCCGACTACGACACGCCCAGACGCTTCCGGGCGTCGGATGACGAATGGGAATCGTTCGAAGAGGCGGCGCGGGCTGTGCATCCCACTGGGCGAAGCCCTCGGGGACAAGTGCTGCGCGAGTTCATGCGCTGGTACATGCGGCGGCCAGGGTCAAAGCTGCCCGAGCGCCCGGCCGCTGGACCATGGTCGAAGCCGGCGTCCAGGGACTCGGCAAGCGACTAGCAACATCGGCGGCCTCCTGCGGTTGTGAGCCGAGGTCTCCTCGGCTTGTGACAGCAGGACACCGCGCCATGCCGGTGTGACGACAGCCCGAGAGTCGATCACTCACAGCTCAATCACAGGCACAGGCAGGGGAGCCATGCCCGAGCAAGCAGCCGAGGCGTTCGTCGCCGAGCTCAAGTACTGGCGCGATGTGCGGGGACTCTCGCAGTCAGCGCTCGCCAGCAAGGTCGGATACACGCCGTCCTACGTCTCTAAGGTCGAGGGCGGCCAGCTGGCGCCGTCCAAGGGATTCGCCACCCAGGCCGACGACGTCCTTCGCGCTGGTGGAGCACTGCGCCGCGCCTTCCGCGACCTGGAGGCCACCGGCAGGCCGCCGGCCGCGCCTCATCCGGCACCGAACGGCGACGAGTCGCACACGACGAGCCTGATCGTCGAACACGAGGACACCACGCTCTACTACAACGGCCACACCTACCGCGCCACCCAGCGGCGCAAGCTCTACAACGACTCCCCCGACCCGGTCACCCGGTACCTCATTCGGATCTCCGTCGACCGCTACCCGGGCGACCCGGAGCGGTCGAACCAGCACTACCGCGACAATCCACTGACGTGGGACGAGATCGGACTGTCTGCCTCCATCGACGGCGAGCCGCTGACGTGGCGGGTCAAACACGACCGGGACGCCTTCAAGGAGTTGTGGCTGATCTTCGGTCAGTACCCGCTCTACCCCGGCGAGTCCGTGTGGCTGGAGTACAGCTACACCGTCGGCGACGACAAGTGGGGATCGTGGTTCCAGCGGGCGGTCCGTCTGCCGACGCAGCGCATGAGCGTCCGCCTAGACTTCCCGGCCGAGCTCGACCCGGTGACATGGGGCACCGAGACGAGCATGACCGCCGAGGCGATGCCGTTCCGCACCGCGATCCGCCGCACCGAAGAGGACGGCCGGCGCGTCTTCTCCTGGTCCACCGAAGACCCCCCGCTGCACGCCCGCTATCGGCTTGAATGGAAGTTCCGAACCCGCCCAAATCAGGAGGATGCATTGCACGTACTGGAGCCCGAAGCGACCGCGAGCGAGCGGATGCGCGCCGTCGGCATCGTCCAAGAGGGCGACCCGATCCTGACGAAGACCGCGCGCCCGTTCGCCCTCCCCGATGAGGCTGAAGACGCCCGCCGGGTCGTCGCCGAGCTGATCTCGGCAGCCGAACGGGCTTCCACTGTGCACGTCTTCGGCAAGGGCATGGGCGTCGCCGCCCCGCAGATCGGCATCGACCGGGCAGCTGCGATCGTCCGCTCCCCCGACGGCGAAGCGATCACCCTGTTCAACCCGCGCATCGTCGAGGAGTCGCCTGAGACGGACGAGCAGTACGAGGGCTGCCTGAGCTTCTTCGACGTGCGCGGCAAGGTCCCCAGGCCGCTCGCCATCAGCGTCGAGCACGTCGACATCGACGGCACCGAACGGATCACCATCTTCGAGCGCGGCATGGCCCGACTCGTGGCCCACGAGGTCGACCACCTACACGGCGCGCTGTACCGGCAGCGGATGCGGGAAGGCGTCAACCCCATCCCCGTCTCGGAGTACCGCGGCACCGGCAGCGGGTGGAGCTACGGCCAGGGGGGCAAGTGACGGCCAGCGCGTCCACCCGAAGACCGGCCGGGAGATGAGCTACACCGCCTGCCAGGTCATAGGCGGGGAGGCCCACGTCGCGGACGCCTCGAGCTCGATGCGGTCGCCTGGGTCACGCTCGACGAGATCCCCAAGTACCTGCCCTGCAGGCTGTTCGAGCCCACGCAGGAGTACCTGGGCCGGAGTTCTTCCGCACGACATCAAGTAGCACTGTCAGTCCCTGCCTATATCGTCCACCGTGCCGCCCCTGAGAGGAGGCTCCGTGCAGACCGAAATCCTGCGCGCGTACCGGTTCGCCTTGGATCCGACCACGGCGCAACTGGAAGCGCTGGCTCGGCATGCGGGTGCGGCACGGTGGGCGTTCAACCATGCAATCGCGGTGAAGGTCGCAGCGCACGAGGATTGGCGCGCCCGGGTCGCCAACCTGGTTGAGCAGGGAGTTCCGGAGGACGGTGCCCGCAAGCAAGTGCGGGTGGCGATCCCGACGAAGCCGTCAATCCAGAAGGCGCTGAACGAAACCAAGGGCGACTCCCGTACCGGCGTTGACGGCTCGTGCCCCTGGTGGCATGAAGTGAATACCTACGCGTTCCAGTCGGCCTTTATTGATGCGGATCGAGCTTGGAAGAATTGGCTGGACTCTCTGTCCGGCAAGCGGGCTGGGCGCCGGATCGGCTACCCGAAGCTCAAGAAGAAGAGGCATTCGCGCGATGCGTTTCGGCTACATCACAACGTAAAGCATCCGTCGATCCGGTTCGCCGGATATCGACGGCTCCGCTTGCCGACGCTCGGTGAAGTCCGGCTGCATGAGTCGGCGAAGCGTCTCGCCAAACTGATCAGTAATGGCCGGGCGCAAGTGCAGTCTGTGACAGTATCCCGAGGTGGGCACCGCTGGTACGCATCGGTGCTTTGCAGGGTCGCCGTTGAGTTTCCGGATCGACCGTCTCGCCGCCAGCGTGAGCGCGGCACGGTCGGCGTCGATCTGGGAGTGAAGTACCTCGCCGCACTGTCTCAGCCCCTGATCGGTGACGATCCGGCGGCCCGTTTCGTAGAGAACCCTCGACACCTGCGACAAGCAAATAAGCGTTTGTTGAAAGCGCAGCAATCCTTGTCGCGGACAGCGAAAGGCTCGGGCCGGCGCGAGAAGGCGAAGCGGCGGGTCGGTCGCCTGCGTCACGAGGTTGCGACGCGCCGAGTAACTGCTTTGCATCAGGTGACCAAGCGTCTGGCAGTCGGCTTCGCTGTCGTGGCGGTAGAAGACCTCAACATCGCAGGAATGACCCGCTCATCTCGCGGAACCGTGGCGACGCCAGGTAAGCAGGTGCGCCAGAAGGCGGGGCTGAACCGTAGCCTCCTTGATGCGTCACTGGGCGAGTTCCGCCGACAGCTCACGTACAAAACAGCCTGGTACGGGTCGAAGCTGGCAGTCCTGGACCGCTGGTTCCCGTCGAGTAAAACCTGTTCGAACTGCGGATGGCGAAATCCAAGCCTGACGCTCTCGGATCGGACGTTCCACTGTGGGAACTGCAAGTCTGCGATGGACCGGGACTTCAACGCGGCCCGGAACATCGCACGCCATGCAGTTCTTGTTGATGCACCGGTCGCCTGCGATAGCCGGGAGACCGACGATAAAAACGCCCGTGGAGCTTCCATAAGACCGACCGTCCTTCGGGGCGGTCGGCAGGGGGCGGTGAAGCGGGAAGACACGGCCGTCAAGGCCGTGCCACCCCAGCGGAGTGATCCGCTGGCACTCCAACCGTCCGGTCGCGACGAACTGGCCACACTGCAGGTCAGTAAGTGTCCTACCCGAGCAAGGAGTGATCGGCACCCCCATGTCTCCGCCGCCGCCGCCGACGCCCGACCCATTCAGGGAGTAGTCGTACAACCAGACGCCTGACTGGCGGCAGCTGCAGCACCTGCGAGCAGCGGTGTTTATGGCGCCCGCCGGTGCCGGCGCCGCTTGCCGTGTCGCGCGCCTGAACGCACAGCTCACGCCCCCAGTATCGATAGCGTGGGGCGCTCTAGCGTGTCCGCCAGTCAATCGAGGGGGGCTGCGATGCCTGGGGAGCAGAAACCGATGCCGACCACCGCTCGCCGGCACGAACTCAACCTGTACCGCCAGTACTTCGATCTGGTCGCGGCTGGCCGCAAGTCGATCGAGGTCCGGGTGAAGTATCCGCACCTCGCCGACATGACTGCTGGCGACACGATCCGGTTCCGGATCAAGGGCACCGGGGAGACGTGCGACGTCCGGGTGCTGCGGGTGACGGAGTACCCGAACTTCGAGGCGCTCCTCGACGGCGAGGGACCGGCGAACGTCAACCCGGCCAGCACGCGCGAGCAGCAGCTCGCGAACATCCGCGGGATCTATCCGCCGGAGAAGGAGGCGCTCGGGGCGCTTGCGATCGAGATCAAGCTCCTCGCCGCCTGACGGCTTGCTGCAGCGCCCCCAGCCATCGAGGCTGGGGGCGCTTTCGTGTGCCCGGTTCGCGCCCTTGTGGCCGAGCCGCATTCCCCTGACCGTGGGCTGTCAGCGGGGTGTCGCAACCACGACAGGGGGCTTACGTGCAACGTAGGTGGAACGACACGGCGGGCCGACTGCTGCTACGGCTGGCGGTGGTACTGCACCGGACGGTGGCGGGCGGGACGGCGCGAGAGCGGTGGCAGCAGCGGCGGAACGTCACACTGCGGGCGGCGTACCGGCGGGGCGTGCCCGTGCCGGAACTCGCGGCGCGGCTGAGGCTGTCGGAGGGATGGGTGCGGCAAGTGCTCGCCGGGAAGAAGCCGCCGGTGATCGAGGAGGCTGCGTAGGCGGACAGGCGTGAAGCCCCCGCCCGGATCGCCCGGGCGGGGGCTTCTGTCATTCGCCATCAGTAAGGAGCTTGGCGAGTTCCTTGATCTGGTTTTCGAGTCGCCGGATCTCGGCGTCGGCGGCTTCGCGGTGGCGTTGGAGCGCCCGGGTGGTGTCGGCGAGGCTGCGGCGCGTCTTCTCCGCGAGCCGCTGCTCGGCCCGCCAGTACTCGGCGAGGACCGCGGCCTCCGGGATGGTGAGGACGCCGCGGAGGGCGCGCTGCAGAAGCGCGTCGATGGTGGCCTGACGGGCGGCGCGGTCGTGCTGGTTCGGCTTGGGGGCGCGGGCTCTGGGTTGACGGCTGGTGGTCACGGCACCCACCGTTCCCGCCGGCCGGCTGCGCGTTCGCGTCGCTGGTCCGCGGCGGCCATGCGCATCAGGGCGCGTTCGATGACGACAGCGCGGACTTGGCCGGGGTAGCGGGTGGCGAGGATCCGTTCCGACGTGGCCGTAAGGAGTTCGCGGGCTATCGGGCGTCGCGGCTTGCTCATGGTCACAGGTGCTCCCGGGGGATGTTGGTCCAGCGGCAGATGGTGGCGTGGGGGTCGTGGCGGTGTCCGCAGCGGCAACGCCACGGGCGGGCGTGTGCGGGGGCGAGGCCGGTCATCGCTGCTCCGGTTCGTCGGGTCGTGTGCCGATGACGAGGTTGTGGCCGCAGAGGCCGAGGATGCCTTCGGCCCAGGTGAGGCTGAGCGGGCTCTTGCCGGTGAGCATCATGTTGAGGTGCTTGGTGGACAGGCCGAGTTGGCGGGCGGTTTCGGCTTGGGAGAGGCCGGCGGCTTGGAGTGCGGCGCGGATGTGGGTGCGGAGCTGCTCCTCGGCGGGGCGGTCGGTCACGCGGTCCACCGCCTCGTCGGGATCCCGGCCTTCTCGGCGAGGTGGGCGCAGTGGCTCGCCCCGTGGCTGGGGTGCGGGTCGGTGCGGCGGCAACGCGGCCTGGTGCAGGGGCCGATGAAGGCCAAGCACGCGTCCGCCCCGAGGCTGACCATGTGCTTGTTCCGGAACGGCCCGCAGGCTGGCCAGGGGCCGAAGTCCTCGGCCCTGTGTGGTTCCTCGCGGACGTCGCCCATCTCGGCTTCCTGCATGTTGGCGACCCAGTCGGAGGCCACGTCGTCGGCGCCGGTGGGGCACGCGCCGTGGACGACGACGAATGGGCCTTCGACGGTGAGCCATGCGCGGGTGAGCTGGTGGCGGATGAATTCCTCGTCGGGCCAGTCGCGGCTGCCGGTGACGAGGATGCGGTAGGGCTTGTCGGCCACGGGTCTGGTTCCTTGCTGGCTGGGGGCGCCGGGCTGGGTGGCGGGACCCGGCGCCGCGGGTGGGGTCAGGCTTCGGCGCCGCAGGTGCGGCAGGCGAACCCGGCAGGCGGGTTGTCCATGCAGACGAAGCAGCCAGGCGCGGCGAGGAGTTGCTCGGGCCGGAGTCCGAACACGGCGGCGAGGGCGACGAGGTCGTCGACGATGACGGCTACGGCTGGCTCTTGTGGGTCACGTCCGTGTTCGAGGCGGCCGATGGTGGCGTAGCCGATCGGTTTGCCTGCGGCCTCGGTCTGCCGTGCGACTTCGCGGAGGGACCAGCCGCGTGCGGTGCGGAGGGCGTGGATGTGGGCACCGACGATGCGGGAGGTGGGGAGGTCTTGGGCGAGGCGGGGTGGCATCAGGCGGCTTCCTTGTCGGGTTGGGCCCACGAGGGCCGTTGCGGGGCCTGTGGGGCTACGGGAGAGGCGTGGGGCGACTCGGGGACCGCAGAGCGCTGTACGGAGCTCCTGACCGCCACCACGCACCGCCACAGCCCCCGGCACGCCCACGCGACGGTGACGAAGACCGTCCACAGGGCGAGGGTGGCGGTCGCGGCGAGCAGCACGATCCACACGAGGAGCGCCCAGCCGAGCGTCCACACGGTGTCGACAGCCTCGGCGATCACGACGGGTCCTCGTCGAAGCGGCGGATCTCCAGGGCCGGACTGCGGGGTGGCGGCGGGTCGTTGCGGTGCTGCCACGCGTGCACGCCCTGCACGGGGTGGGCGATCAGCCAGCCGATGTCCTCGGCGGACCGCACGGTGTAGCCGAGCCACCAGCGCGGGCCGGTGGGGCGCTTGCCGACCAGCTGCCAGGCGGCCCACTGGGAAGCGCGGCGTCCAAGCCGGGCCCGGCCGAGGGCGTACCCCACGGCCAGGGCGGCGGCGAGCAGCAGCGGCGTCACGACGGCTCCTTGTCGCCCAGCCAGCGGGTCGCAGCGAGGTAGGCCGCCGCCTGCCACGGGTCGTCCGGCAGGTCGCCGGACGGCTGGGTCTCTCCGAGGTAGCGCTGCTGATCGCGCTGGGTTCGTTGGGCGAGTGCGGTGAGGGCGGCGGTACGGCGGTCGGCGAGGCTCGTCACGGCCGGGTCTCCTTCGGCTGCTGCGCCCCAGCGGCGGGCTGCTGCGTCTCGGTAGCCATGTGGCGGACGTGCGCGCCGATCGTGGTCTGGACGTACACGGCCACCCCCTCAGCGCCGCCCGCGTCCAGGGCTGTCTGTAGGGCGTCGGGGTCGTAGGCGACGGCCCCGGTCGCCAGGGCGTCGAAGACGTCCCGCAGCACGGTGTCCCGGTCGACGCTCGCGGGCAGCACGGCCAACACCGCGTCGGCGTCCGCGCCGTACTCGTCGGGCTCCAGCATGTCCGTGCCCCACAGGGCGGCTTGGCCGTCACGCTCGCAGAGGACCCGCCGGATCCGGTCGCGGAGCGCGGTCTGGTCGGTGGCGGGCGCCACGGCAGACACGGCAGGTAGCACGCGGGCCAGGTGCTCGGCGAGCAGGCCCCGGATCTGTGCGTGCTGCAACCCGGGCAGTCGGTGCGTGCGCTGGAACGCGTCGATCGCGTCGTAGATGGCGGTCGGGTGGGTGGTCATCGGAGGCTTCTTTCGGTCGTGCCCGGCGGGCGGGCCGCCGTCGTGCGGCCGGCCCGGGCAGGTGATCAGGCGGAGGGTTTGGTGGGGGCAGGATTGACCGACGCCGGAAGAGTGCCCCTCGGGCGGCTGACTCGGACGCGCTTGCTGTCCTTCGCCCTGCTACAAGCGCGGCACCCGCGCTTGCGGCCGTACATGTAGGTGTTTTCCTCGTCATACGGGTGGCCCTGAGGGCAATGGGTGCGCCTTGCCGCCTCGGCGCTTATCGTCCGCCCGCGAAGCTGATTCACCTGCGCAGTTACCGCTTCGAGGTGGTCAGGGTTGACGCATTGACGGTGTGCGCACCAGTTGCCAACCGCCTTGCAGTTCTCGTCCCACCCATGGCAGAGGTGATCCACTAGCAGCCCGCTGGGTATGTCGCCATGGGTTAGTTGGTACGACAAGCGGTGGGCGACGATTCGTCTTCCCTGGGTATAGAAACTGCCGTACCCGCCCTTGGACTTGGCGCCGGTCCACATCCAGCACTCGCCGGTCTTGTCGACCTTCGACCAGAAGCGCTTGATGGACTCCTGGCTCAACGTCTCGATCATCGGTGCCTCCTTTCGTGATTTGCTGCGATCAGGCCCGGGCGTGGTAACGACACGCCCGGGCCGGTCTTGCGTGGTCATGTGGCGCCGCAGGTCTGGCATGCCGGGCAGACGTCGACGAGGCGCCCTTGGACGCGCCGAACGGTCCACCCGTCCTCGCGGCCGTCGGCACGCACCTGCCGAGCCGTCACCGACCCGAAGCGGATCGGGATCGCGGCACTGTCCGGGCAGTCAGTCCCTGGGGCGGGGCCGTCGCAGGAGACCTCGACGCCGAGGGAGTAGACGGTCACAGGGTGGCCAAGTCGCCGTCCGGGCCGGCCAGGCCCTGCCGCAGCACGGCGGCACGCTCGGGGTCGAGCTCCAGCCAGTACGGCTCACCGTCCGGGCCGGACAGCATCACGGTCACGCTGTCGTCGTCGCCCCACTGGACGTCGTCGAGGCCCCAGCGGAGTTGGACGGGCTGCATCTCGATGTCGGGGCCGACCATGTTGGCGATCTCGTCAGGGGCGAAGCCGTCGCGCTTCAGGCTGGCGGCCATCTCGTTGGTGGTCATGGTGCTCCTCAGGTCGCGGTACGGGCGGCGGCGGTTGTGGTTGCGGCGGTCACTCGTCGTCCCGGACCGGCTTGGGCCAGCGCTTGCGGCACGCCTGCCGGTTCGAGCACTCCGTGATCGCGATGCCGTGCGCGTCGTCGGCGAGCGTCCGGTAGCCGCGCCTGCCGATCCGGCCGCACTGCTCGCAGTAGCGGACGTAGACCTCGCGGGCCCTGCTGCCGTCGGCGGGACCGACGTGGCCCTGCTGCTCCAGCTCGTTGAGGAGTGCGTTGGCGCGGGCGAAGGTGATGTGCATCCACCGTTGGAGGGCACTGGCGGCGGCCAGCTTGCGGGCGGCGACGAGGCGCAGCGCCTGGTCGAGCTCGTCGGCGGGCGATGGTGTGGGCATGTCGGCTCCTCACGCAGACGGGACGGCGGCGGCGTGGGCGGCACGAGGCTTGCCGCAGTGCTTGCAGTTGGCGAGTCGCCTCTTGGCGTCGCTGACGCCCATGTACTCCTTCTCGAAGCCGGGACAACCGCGCTCGGCGATGCCGGCGTCGCGCTCCAACGTGGCCGCCGCGTCGTCCGCCCAGTCGCCTGCGTAGGTGTCGCGGACGAACTCGGCGCAGCGGCGCATCACCTGCGCCTCGTGCCGGGCCAGGGCGGCAGCCGCGTCGTCCTTCGGGGCCTCGACGCCGACGGTGGCCCGCGAGATCAGGTACAGAGCTCCGAGCGCGTTGCTTCCGGGGTCTTCGAGGTCGTAGCAGAGCGCGGCCAGCGCGGCGCGGGCCTCGACGGCGGGGCCCTCCAGCTCCGTGACGCGGGCGCGCAGGCGGCGGACCTCGGCGAGCAGCGCGGGCACGTCCTCCGGGGCGTGGGCGATGAACTCGCCGTTACGGGTCTCGCTGGTCGGGTCCCAGTAGCTGGCGAGCTGCTCGCCGTCCGGGCCGAGGACGTCGGAGTAGTCCTCCGACACCGTCCACGGGCCCTCGGTGGCGGCCTTCTGGCGGGCGTCGATTTCGGCGAGCTGCTGCTCGGTGAGCGGGCTGCTGGTCATGTCGGTGGTGGTCCTTTCCGGGGTGGGGTGTGATGCCGGCGGCGGCAGGAGTCAGGCGGACGGGTCGACGTGCGGGTGCGTGAACCGGACGGGCTTGCCCAGCGACCGGGCGTAGGCGATCTCGGCGGTGGTCGACGAGCCGATGTAGTCGCCGACGACGAGGACCTCATCGGCGAGGCGGATCTTCGCCCGGTGCAGATCGTCCAGCCGGGCCTTCAAGGCCTCGGCCTCTGCCGGGTCCGCCCACAGGGCGTGCGGCTGCTTCATGTCACAGCCCGGCTTGACGACGATCCGCCCGGCGGCCGTCTCGCGGACGTCGACCTCCGTCATCTCCGCCATGAAGCGGGTCGATCCGCAGATGGCGACGACGGTGGGGATGTTGAGGCGCTCCTTCGCGTCGGCGAGTTTCTCTTCCGGGGTGTGCAGGTTCGGGTACGACATGGCTGCTCCTTCGGGGGCCTGTTCTTTCGTGGGTGGGGTGTGGTGTGGGGCGGGTGCTGTCGGCGGTGACCGGTCCCCCGCGGGCGGCTGTCGCGCGGCCGGCCGGGGGCGGTCGACGGTCAACGTGCGGCGGTCAGGCGGCGGCGCGGTGCTTGGCGGGCAGGTCGGTGTCGCACCAGAAGCCGATCGTCAGATGAAGGCCGTGGTCCTCAACGACCTTCCACACGGCGGGGGCGGTGCACGGCTCGGTGTTGCCGGGGAGGTGGTTGGTGGTGCAGTCCGCCAGGTCGGTGAAGTCGGGCAGCACCCAGCCGGAGGGGTTGTGGTGGACGCGGACGGTGGGCTCGCGGCGGCTCATGCGGCGTCCTCGTCGAACTGGGCGGCCCATCCGGTCGTCCAGACGTCGCCGCAGGACGGGCATCGATAGGTCGCTTGGACAGCGCCGGGGCCGCTGGGTGTGACCTTGATCGGCGGTATGGCGGGGCTGTTTTCGGTGAGGCATCGGTTGCAGGTGTCGAGGTAGGGCACGGTGGTTCTCCTTTCGGGTCAGGTCTGGGCCATGTCGACGAATCGGGCGTAATGCCCTTGGAAGGCGACGGTGATGGTGGCGGTGGGTCCGTTGCGGTGCTTGGCGACGATCAGGTCGGCTTCGCCGGCGCGCGGGGAGTCCTTCTCGTAGGCGTCCTCGCGGTGCAGGAGGATCACGATGTCCGCGTCCTGCTCGAGCGACCCCGACTCGCGAAGGTCGGACAGCATCGGCTTCTTGTCCTGCCGCTGCTCCGGCCCGCGGTTCAACTGCGAGAGGGCGATCACCGGGATGCCGAGGTCCATGGCGAGGGTCTTCAAGCCGCGGCTGATCCTCGAGACTTCCTGCTGCCGGTTGTCGTTGCGGCCCTGGGATTCGCCGCCCATCAGTTGCAGGTAGTCGACGACGACTAGACCGAGACCGTGCTGGCGCTGGACTCGCCGACAGTGGGAGCGGATCTTGGCGAGGGTGATTCCGGTGTCCGGGACGATGGACAGCGGCGACGACTGCATGTCCTTGCCGGCCTCGATCAGTTTCATGACCTTGCCATCGTCGAGCGGGCCCTTGGCTTTCATCCAGTGCAGCGGGTAGGTGGCCTGCGCGGACAGGAACCGCTTCTCGAGTTCCTTGCGGCCCATCTCGAGCGAGAAGAACAGCGTCGGGATGTCGTTGCGGATCGCCGTGTAGCGGGCGAAGTCGCCGGCCAGGACGGACTTGCCCATGGCGGGGCGGGCGGCGATGAGGACGAACTGGCCGGGCTGCAGGCCGCCGGTGAGGGCGTCGAAGTCCATGAACCCGGTGAGCAGGCCGATCTTGGGGCCGTTCTCGCGGATGTCGACGACCTCGGCGACGGTGTCCATGATGTCGACGCCGATCGACAAGTCCTCGTCGCCCGTGTCGGTCAGGCCGGCGAGTCCTTCGAGGGCGTCGTAGGCGTCCTGGATGATCTCGTCGGGGCTGTGTTCGCGGCCGTGGACGCTGTCGGCCATGCCGTTGGCGGCCTTGAGCACCCGGCGCAGAACCGACTTCTCGCGGACGATGCCGGCGTACCACTCGCCGTGGCTGGCGCTGGGCACGGCGCGCATCAGGTCGATCGGGTATCCGGCGCCGCCGCAGCGGGTGAGGTCACCGTCCTTCTCGAGCTGGTTGGTGAGGGCGATCTGGTCGTGGGCTTTGCCGTCGGCGTGCAGGGCTACGAGGGCTCGGTAGATCGTTTCGTGGGCGGGCCGGTAGAAGTCGGCGGGCTCGAGGATTTCGATGATCTCCTCGGCGGCCCGGCCGGACAGGATCATCGAGCCGAGGACGGCCTTCTCGGCTTCCAGGTCGAACGGAGGCAGCTTCGCGGAGTTGGCCGGCTCGTCGTAGTCGTGGGCGTCGTTGGTCATGAACTCTTCCTGAAGTCGGTTCCGGTGAAGGCGGCGAATGTGGATCCGCCGTCAGCGAAGCGGGATTGGGTGCGCGGGCCGAGCGGCTCGAGCGTGGGCAGGTTGGTGGAGATGAGCGTGGGCAGCTGGTTCTGCCAGCGGGCGTCGATCAGTTGGGCGATCGCGTCGACCGTCCACGGGTACAGCTGGGTGGCGCCCAAGTCGTCGAGAGCGATCAGGGGCGCCTCGGCCCACGTCGCCAGGCGTTCACGGTCGACAGGCCGGTCGGCGGCGGCCTTGAACTCGAAGTCGGAGACCAGGTAGTAGCGGCCGAACCAGCCGCGGCGGATCAGCAGTTCGCCGATCTTCCACAGGTGCCAGGTCTTGCCGGTGCCGGGTTCTCCGAGGAGCAGCAGCGAGGCGTGCGAGCCGGCCAGGAAGTCGCTGATCCACTTCTCGATTTCGGGGCGGACCGGATGGTCCTGGGCGAAGGATTTCGGGCGGCGGGCCAGGTAGCGGTCGAGGGTCTGGCCGCGGATCTCGGCGCGGGCCGCGGCCTGCATCGCGTCGTGGCGGGCGCGCCGCTCTTCCGGAGTGCTCATCAGAAGGGCCTCGCGTTCTTGTAGTCGTCGGCGGTCGGCGTGGGCGCGGCGGCGCCGGTGGCGGGATGGGGGCGGTTGGCGCCCTGCCATCCGGTCGGCACGGAGCGGAGGTGGCCGGGGCGTCCGGGGCTCGGCTCCGGCTCGAATTTGTCCTTGTAGCGGCGCTCACGAAGCCAGTTGTCGGACTGCTTGATGAAGCGGAACGGCTCGCCTGCCTTCTCCTTGGCGTAGGCCACAGCGGCGGCAGTGATCTCCTTCGGGTCTTCGCCGTTCGCCACGGCGGCCTTCCAGAGTTCGAGCGTGTCGTTCGGGTTCTTGCTCTTCGGGTGCAGCAACCAGAAGTTGCCGTACTCCTTCATCTCCTCGTCGCTGAACTCGCGAGCCACGGAGACGGAAGCAGCTTCTTCTACGTGGTTCAGATGGTTGTGGTTATGGGGTCCGGTAGCCGGACCCCTAGAGGTCCGGTTTTCGGACCCCTGGGGTCCGGTAGCCGGACCCCTAGGGTTTTCAGCAGGGGTCCGGTTTTCGGACCCCTGCTGAGTGCTAGAGGTCTGATTTCCGGACCTCTGGTCATCGTCTAGAGGTCCGGTAGCCGGACCCCTAGAGCCGTAGTCGGGCCGTACATAACCGACGGTTCCGGGGATCTTGTAGAGCGCCGGCCTGGTGCCGCGCCCCTCCTCGAGCAGGTTCAGTTCGCCGGACTTCACTAGGGCATCGATGGCCGTGATGACGGACGAGCGGGCGGCATTGCTGAACCGCACAAGCTCGGACGTACTGACGCGCGCCTGACCGTCGTTGCCCGTGATTCGGTTGGCGATGGCCAGCATCACGTGGCGTCCGGCTCCCTTGGATTGGGAGTGGAGCCAGACCCAGTACATGGCGTCGATGCTCACGTGATCTCTTCTCTCAGGAGGGTGTCTCTGCTGGTCAGTTGCTGTTTTGAGGCAGCCCTCATGGGGGCGGCGTGGCCCGTGGTGCTGGGGGTTCGCTCGCATCTGAATTGTACAACGCGACGGAGATTACAACAGGGCTCATGTGTATCCTGGTCGCATGGATGAGAGGAAGGTTCGCGAGCTCGGCGTCTCCGACGCCCGCGCCAACATGACCGACGTGATCTCCGAAGCGCGGCTGCTCGACGTCGACTTTGTGCTCACCCGCCGCGACAAGCCCCAGGCCGTACTCATCTCGGTGAAGCGGTACGAGCAGGCGAAAAGCGACCGCGAGCTCGTCGCCTACATACGCGCGAACTGGCCGGACATCTACACGGACATGACCGCTGCGCTGCGGAACCACGGCGGCTGAACTCATCTCTCCTCCTTCGTCTTCCGGGCCCCGCCTTTCGGCGGGGCTTTGTCGTGTGCGGGTTAGCGTTTCGGCTGGTCAGTGCCTGTCGTGGGATGTGACAGGGCGTTTGCGGGTCGCTGCGGCGTGCGCAAATCCCGTGTCCGGTCCGGCGCGCGGCCGGCTGGCTGGGGTGCTCACGCGGCGGCTCGTTGGCTGGCTGCCGTTCGCTGGTGCAGGTCGCGGATGGCGTGGGCGGCCTGCTGGCGGACGACGCCGTTGCCGAGGGCGCGGAGCATGGCGGCCCGGGTGAGGCCTGGGGTGTCGGTGACCCAGCCGTCGGGGAGGCCCATGAGCCATTCGGTGAAGACGGCGCTCAGTCGTCCCAGAGCGTCGGTGGGCCAGGGGGCTGGTCGTCCGAGGATGCGTTCCCACCGACGGATGGCGGGTCCGTAATCGCCCCAGTCAAGGTCGGGTTGCCCCGGCCGTAGGTCGAGGACGTCCGTTCGGCATCCGACGCTGTCGGTGTGGGCAGGAGTTGCGCCGCCAGGCTCGGCAGCATCAGGTCGCCCTTGCTGCCTCGCTGGTTCGGGCCGCCCTTCGTGCCTTCGGTCGCCCGAGGTGTCGGCATCAGCTTCATCGGGCCGTCCGAGTTCGGGGTCGGTGCAGTTGCGGCATCCGGCGCAGAATCCTCCGGCGTCGTGCATCCACTCGCCGCATCCGCAGGTGGGGCAGGCGGGTTCGACAGCCGCCCGTCGTAGATCACGTCCGACAGGGTCCAGCCCGCGTTCACGTTCGGGTTCTCCCGCTTCCGGCTCGCCGTCGCGTTCCTGGTGCCCTTCGAATCGCCAGCCATCGGAGTCGGCAGCAGCGACACCGCCGTCCGCAAATCCATGCCCCCGTCGCCGTGCGTCCCAGCCCCGTTCGTGTCCGAGGTCCGCGGGGTCGGCATGAGTCGGCCAGGCTCGGATGATGATGCGGCGGCGGCGGTGCGGGGCACCGACTTCGTCCGCTCCGTAGCGACCCCATTCCGCATCGAGCCCGAGGGTGGCCAGGTCGCCAAGTACGGCTCCGCATGCCCGCAGTAGAGGCCCAGAGTGTCGGTCTCCCACGCAGTACGGGCAGGGTTCCATGTCGCTGGCAGCCGGCGCTGAGAGGAGCCCTTCGACATTTTCGATGATCACCAATCGGGGTTTGAGGATGGCGACGGCACGGGCCATGTGGGTCCACAGCCCGGAGCGGGAGTCGGGCGCAAGGCCGACCCGACGGCCCGCGGAGGACACGTCCTGGCAGGGGAAGCCGCCGGTGAGGATGTCGATCGGCCCGTGCTCCTCGATGACGACGTGCCAGTCGACTTTGGTGATGTCGCCGAGGTTCGGCACGTCGGGCCAGTGCCGGGCGAGGATGCGGGCGGCGTACTGGTTCTTGTCTTCCTTGCCGTTCTTGTCTGGCGGTTCGTACTGGGAGTGCCAGACAACTTCGGCGTCGTAGACGTCCATGACGGCCAGGTCGAGGGCACCAGTGCCGGTGAAGAGGGAGCCGATGCGGAGGCTCACGCGGCTTCTCCCATCTCGCGTCGCTGGTCTTCGCGTTGTTTCTTGCTGTGTCCGGCCCACATGCCGTTCATGGCGAGGCCGTCGTAGGCGTGCAGGTTGTCGGCGTGGGCGTCGCAGTCGGCCTGGACGGGGCAGTGTCCGCAGATGGTTTTGGCGGGCCCGTATTTGGCGCCTTTGCCGTCGGGGTGCCAGGCGTCGGGGTCGGCTTGGGCGCACAGGGCGGCGTCCATCCACGCGTAGCGGTCGGCGGTCATGCGGCGACCACCATGTCTGTGGCCCGGCCGCGGGCGCGGACGACGGTCCGCTTGTGGCAGCCGATCCGTTGGGCGATCTGCTCGGCGGAGAGTCCTTCCGCAGTGAGGCGGGCGACGCGGGCCGGGTCGGCGTACACCTTCGGCTTCCGGCTGGACTTGCTGACGTTGACGCTGGCGGTGAGGGTCTCGGGCTCGCAGGCCGGATCGTCGATGTCGTCCCAGGCGAGCGGGCCGTGCCAGCCCTGGTTGCGGGCCCGGCGGACGGTGTGCGGGTTGTCGGCGCGGAATGTCGACAGGCGCCGGTAGACCTGGGCGATCTTCTCTGCGGTCTGGGCGTCGATCTCGATGAAGTGGCCGGTGATGATGCGGCCGAGCCGCCACCGGCTGATGTTGATTTCGGCGCCGATGCTGTCGAGGGTGTGGCCGAGGCAGGCGAGCGCGCGCAGGCGTCGGACTGTTCCGGTGACATCCGTGACGTTCGGGTCGGCGGGCGGGGGTCCGATGGGGATGTTGAGGATGGCGTGGGCCCGGTCCCGGCTGATGGTGGGCTGCCCGTCGAGGACGTAGCGGATCGCGGACATGGATACGCCGCTGGCTTCCGAGATCTGCCGGACGATCCAGCCGTTGGCGGTGAGCCGCTGCACGTGTTCGAGGACAGGTGTGGCGTCGCGGAGCCGGCGGATGCCACGGCTGTGGTCGAGGCGGAGGGCGCTCATGTACCGGTAGTTGGCCTGCTCGCACTCGGGGCTGTCGCAGCCTTGGAGGTAGCAGTTGCGGGACGGTGCGTGGACGGCGGTGGTCACGGCTTCTCCTTCCGGTGCTGCCGGTTGGCGGGGTGGTTGGCGTGGCGTTCGGCGGCGCGGATGCCGTTGCGGAGTTCGAGCCGGGCCTGGTGCTGGTCGTCGATCCAGTCGATGGCGGCGGCGAGTCCGTGGGCGAAGGCGGCGGTCGCGGCGGCCAGCACGGCGAGGATGGGGCCCCAGCCGTAGGTGGCGAGCTGGTTGGTGCACCAGTTGGTGAAGGCGTTCACGTCCGCCTCCTCGCGGGCCGGACGATGAGCGCGAACACGACGGCGGCGACACCGGTGAGCCCTGCGACGACGAGGAGGAACAGGGCGGCGGAGTGGTCCATCACGCGACCAGCCCCTTCATCGCGGCGACAGTGCCGCGCCAGCGGCGGACGGAGGACTTGTCGCGGGTATGGCCGTAGCCGTTGGTGCGGATCACGCCGTCTTTGTGGAGGCTGGCGGCGAACCGCCCCCAGTCGTGGTCCCTATCCGGGGGGTCGGGGAGTTCGTGTTCGCGGGCGACCTTCCAGAACAGGAACGGCTGACCCGTCTTGGCGACCTCGACGAACGTGGGGCGGACCAGTTCGACCCAGGTCTCGTAGTCGTCGATGCGCTGCTGAGTGCGGGACATGGGCACGCTGCCGTCGAGGGCGGGCTGCACAGTCGCGGTCATGAGGCGGACTCCTCGTTCGCGAGCTTCAGCAGGACGGCGGCGTGGCAGTGGTCGGGCTGCCCGGGGGCGGGGAGCGGGCACCAGCAGGTGAGGTCGCGGCCGTGGAGGAGTGCGCGGAACAGGCGCAGAGTGTCGGCCTGTTCGGGCTGGTTGATCCACGACTGGTAGAGCTCGGTGGCGTAGCGGCGGGCGTCGAGTCCGTCGGCGGGCCAGGTCCCGACGACGCCACCGTTGGTGCCCCACTGGACGATGAGGCCGTTGCGGTGGTCTCCGGCGGGGAGGATGCGGGCGGGGTTGCCGAAGCGGGTGGGCCGTCCGACGTAGACGGCGTGCTCGGGCGCACGCCACCCCTTGGTGCGGCGGCGCTGGATACGGACCGGACTCACCACGCCACCCCCGTGTCCTGCCGGAGCGCGGCGTTGACGGTCTCCTCGTCGGGCGTCCAGAAACCGAGCGCGCCCTTGGCGGCGACCGGCTCGGGCAGGGCGACGACGTCGGCGAGCTCCCAGTGGTAGAAGCCCGGCTGGGCCCAGTAGCTGCAGCAGACCTGGTTGCCGTTGTCGAAGTGGCAGCCGGCCAGGGTGGCGACGGCGACGACCGCGGAGTACACGTCGAGGCGGTCCCCATACACCTGCGCGTCGCGGTCGGGCTGGGCGCCGGCGTGGATGAGGATGCGGGCACCCTCATGCTTCGCGGGGAGCTTCCAGGAGCGGTTCTCGACGCGCTTCGTCTGGTGGGCGATCGCGCCCGCCCACGGCTGGCGCACGGTGAGTGCCTTCATCGGGCGGCCTCCTCGGTGGTGGCTTGGCGCAGGAGGTGGGTGTCGTTGATGCCGCGGTTGTCGAGGACGAGGTTCACGGAGCCTCGGATGGCCTCGGTGAGCGCGTCGCGGAGTTCCGTCGAGAGGCCGGGCCGGTGGGCGATCTGGACGGCGAGATCCCAGGCGTCTCCGCCGCGCCCCCAGGCGAGCTCGGTGGTCGTCTTGAGGTAGCGGGCGCCGAGGTTCACGGACCAGGCCGACATGTCGACGGCGCTGTCGAGGAGTTCCTGGACTTCGTTGCGGGCGTCCTGGAAGTCGTCGTAGGAGAGGTGGCCCCAGGTGAGGCCGGTCTCGGACTCCTGCTCGACGGCGGCGGACGGGATCGGGGTGTCCCGCATTTCGTCGCCGACCTCAAGGAGGTCGGGGCTGCGGAGGGCTTCGGCGTACTGCCGGGCGGCCTCACGACGAAGGTCGTCTTCGGTGTACGAGGCGCTCATCGGGCCGCCTCCTCGGGCGTGCCGTGCTGCTGCAGTTCGGCGTCGGTCATCAGGTCGTGGGGCAGTCGGCCGGTGCAGAGGACTTCGCGGACGTCGGCGGCGGCCTTGCGGTACGCGTGGGCGCGGCCGTGCGCCATTGCGGGCGCGTCGTCGGAGCAGAGACCCAGCGGAGCCCAGCGCTCGGCGAGATCGGCGATGGCCGCCCGAAGCCTCCGCTCCTCGGTCAGCGGCACAAGTGGCCACTCGCCGTCGATCACCGCGTAGGGGTCCGTCTTCCGCAGGTACTGCTGAAAGCCGGCCGCTTGCTCGGCCGCCCACCGGATCTGCCACACGTGCAGCTGCTGCGGGTGCACTTGGAGCTGCGGGAACTTCTCGCCGATGGCGACGGCCACCTCGACGGCGGCGAGCGCGTCGGCGTCCGCGCGGTGCGCGGCGGCCAGGGTGACGCCGTAGTGGACGGCGAGGGCATCGAGCTTGCGGGAGCCACGCCGGTACTTGTCGGCCTGCTTGTCGAGGATGAACGGGTCGATGACCGGGCCGGGCGACGTCTCGCTGTCGAGCCGCTGCTGCAGGGTGCGCAGTTCGTAGCGGCGGAGCTCGCGGTCGAGGACGGTGAAGTCGTAGCGGCCGTTCATGGCGACGACGGGGATGCCGGTGGAGAGGGCTGCGGCGAGGACGTCGGCGATCTCGTCGGCTACCTGCGCGGCGGGCCGGCCGTTGGCGCGGGCCTGCTCGGTGGTGACGCCGTGGACGGCGGTGGCTTCGTCGGGGATGCGGACGCCCGGGTTGGCCAGCCACAGGCGGGCCCGGTCCGGGAGGGTGTCGAGGCTGTCTCCCGGCTTGTAGTCGACGGCGGCGGCGGTGACGATGCGCGCGGTCTCGACGTTGACGCCCGTCGTCTCCAGATCGAAGCCGAGGAGGGGTTCGGTGTGCCAGCTCACGACGCCTCACCGGCCTCGATCTGGAGGAGGTTGAGGTGGGCGAGCTGGCCGGTACGCCAGGCTTCGGCGATGGCTTCCTTGCCGCCCGTGATGGGCCGCACGGAGTGGGTGAGCGCCCGGGTGGCCTTGACCTCGACGCCGGGGACGTCGTGGAGTTCGCCGGTCTCGGTGTCGACGATGCGGGCGACGCCGGCCGCAGTCATCTGGGCGAGGAGCGTGGTGCGGTAGGCGGGCCGGACTTCGGTGACGAGGCGGGTGCTCACCTCGCCGGGGGCGATGCTGCGGACGAAGGCGAGGAAGGCTTCGTCGTCGATGACGACCGCGGCAGGCTTGGCGTCGGAGCGGCTGATGGTGGCGACCTTCGTTCCGTCCGGTAGGGAGGCGGTGACCTTGGAGATGCCGTTGCCGACGAGCTGTTCCTGCATGGCGTTCTTCACCTCCTTCAGGCGGTCGTTGACGGTGTCGGCGAGGGCCTTGAGGGCGGCCTCCTCGAGCGCGAGTTGTGCGATGTCCATCGGTTCTCCGTGGTTTGCTGGTGGGTGGGCCGCCCGCACTGCCCGCGGGCGGCCCGTTGCGTGTGCGGGTTATGCGGCAGGGCGGATCTGGGCGGCGAGGGTGCGGATGGCGTCGGCGCTGGCCTGCTCGATGGGCATTCCAAGGGCCATAGCGGCGCCGTTCTCGAAGTCCTCGAGGCGGGCTGCTTCTGCTGCGGCGCGGAGTTCGTTGACCGCGGCGGCGTGCTCGTCCTCGGGCGCGTCGACGATCGTTGCGTCGACCACCTCGTTGTCCTCGCCGGGAGTCGTCTCCTCGCCGCTTGTGGTAGTCGGCTTGGCCGCGAGCTCTTCGCCTCGGGCGACCAGGAAGGCGCCCAGCTCCATCGACTTCTCTGCGCCGCCGAGCTTCGCCAGCACGGTGGCCGCGAGGAGGCCGAGCCCGTTGGCCTCGCGGTACAGGTCGCGGATCTTTGCCGGGTCGGTGGCCTTCTCCGCGTCCGTGCTGATGCGCACTGCGTCTTCGACCCACTGCGCGGCGGGCGTCTCCGGAGACGGGGTTGTCCACTGGTCTGCCTGTCCGGGCTCGACACGGCGCAGCTGCTGCACCTCGGCCTCGAGCGGGATACCGGCGTCGTCGACGCGGGCGCCGAGTTCCTCGGCCGTGTAGATGGCTCCGTGCAGCACCTCGGGGCACGCGGAGCGCACGCACTCGGAGATGGCGCGGGCCCGCAGCATGGCCCGCGGGTACTTCTCCCAGTTCTGCTTCTCGCCCTTCGAGCTGCGGGAGTAGGGCCGGTTGTTGCGCATCTCGCACAGTCCGGCGGTGACGGCGTCGTCGTAGGTCCAGGTGATGACGTTCTCGAAGTCCGGGTCGTCGTGCCGCCAGATGCTGACGGTGCAGCTTCCGGGCTCCTGCCGGATGCGGACCTTGTGTCCGGCTTCGCGGGTGCGGGACAGCATCAGGTCGGCGGACTGGGTGGGTTTGCCCTTGATGACGTGGATGGTGGTGATGGTGGTGACGACGTCCAGGCCGAGGGCCCGGCCGTACTCCATGGCCCACAGGACGGAGCTGGCGTTGTTGCGGTACTCCTGCGGGAGGAGCGAGGCGCCGGCGAGGGCCTCGGAGAAGCGCCAGGCTTCTTGCGGCGACATGTGGGCGAGGGACAGCGCGCCCCCGCGCTGAGGTGTGGCGGCCGGCTCGGCCTTGACGAGTTCGGTGCTCACTGGTGGTGCTCCTGTTCGCTTCTGAGCTGCGTGTTGTGCGCGAAATGGGTGTGCTGGGTGGCAGGTCCCGCTCCCCGGCTTGGGGGAGGGTCGGGGAGCGGGACCCTTCGGAAGCCGCGGCGCGAGGGGGGAAGGCGCCATGCGGCGGGCTGTGGGGTGTTGGTCAGGCGGTGGCGTCGGCCGGCTCGGCGGACTTCTGCTTCTCGGCGAGCTTCTTCTTGTGGGCCTCGTACTCGTCGTGCCACTTGTCCGGGTCGAAGCCGGCGGCCTTGGCGGCGTCCCCCGCGAACTCGCCGATCTCGCCCGAGTCGAGCTCGTCGGCGACCTCCGCGACGATGCTGGCCGCCGCGCGCGGGTCGACGTTGTACAGAGCGTCGAGGTAGCGGAAGGACATCCATCCGTTGACCGCAGCCAGGCAGTGAGCCAGGAACTCGTCCGGCTTCTCCTTCGACTTGCCGCGCATGTCCCAGCCCGAGCGCAGCGTCTGCTGGAGCAGGCTCTCGCCGGTCTCGCGGATGTCGGCGGTGACGTCGTAGAGGGGCCGATCTTCCTCGTAGGCGGCGCCGTCCAGGCTGGCGTCCTTGGCCCCGGCGGCGAGAGTCCACAGCCACGACTTGTGGGCGCCCTCGAACGACTCCTCCTTGCACGGGTAGATCCCGGAGTGGCGGGCGGGCATCAGGGCGCCGATGAAGTCCTCAGAGAAGACGAGGGCGGGCTTCTGGTCGGCGGTGAACCGGACACGGAGGATGTCTCCGGTGTTGAACCGGGACAGGTAGCCGGAGTTGAGACAGGGGAACAGCTCGCCCTCGGTGGTGTTCTCCAGCATGCCGCGGAGCAGGCCCCGCCAGTCCGGGAACTCCAGGCTCGTGCTGACGGCGATGCTGAGGTCGGTCTGCGGGCCCTCGAAGACGAGGCGTTCCTTGGCGGTGCTGATGGTGATGAGCCCGGCGCCCTTCATGCTCTGGATCCACTCGCGGATCGATCGCAGGTATTCGGCGGGGATGGTGCGCGCCCACGGTTCCTGCTGCTGGTCGCCGTGGTTGAGCTGGTAGCGGGCGACGGCGATCGTGTACCGGTCGGATGCGACCGCGTACAGGTACTTGGCGTCGGCGTCGAGGCGGATGCCGTGCAGCGGCTCGACGTACTCGGAGCCCATGTGGCCGATCGTCTTGTCGATGAGTCGACCGAGCTGGTGGGCGTTGATGGTGACGGACAAGGTCATCTCCTGGGATACTCGGTGGCGAATCCCCGGGTGCTACAGACATCCGGGGGTTTCTTCTTGGCCGCCGCTGCGCCGGCCGGTCTCATCCGGCGCGGCGGCGAGATCAGGTGGCGGCCGGTTCGTCGGTTGCGGCCCACGACGGCGGCACACGGCCGGGGTCGGTCACGGCGAGCGGCGACTGGTGCAGGGGCTTGACGCAGTAGCGGCGGACCTGCTCGGGGTCGATCTCCTGCGTCTTGGCGATGACGTGCTCGGCCTTGACGCCGACGTCGACCTTGCGCTTCAGGTCGGCGATGACCTTGTCTCGCAGCCGGACGGCGGCTTCGGCCTGCGCCAGTTCCGTTTCGGCGAGCCGGCGCCGCTCCTTCTCGTGCGCCCAGGCCGAGTTGGCGTCGGCGACGTCGTTGGCGAGGAGGGCGAAGAAGTCGTCGGCGGCCATCTGCCGGGTGAGGAGCTTGCGGTTCTCGGCCCGCAACTCGGCGACCTTGTCGACCGCGCGCCGGCCGCCGTTGCCCTTGAGCTTGGGGATCAGGTACAGGCTCACGGCTTCTCCTTGCTGATGCGCTGGCAGTAGTCCTCGAACGACTCGGTGAACCCGCCGTCGATCGACTTCTTGAAGTCGGGGTCTACGGTGTGGGGCTTGCGGCCGAGCCAGTTGAGGAGGCCGGGGACGGCGACCACGGCGCCTGTCTCGCTGGCGGCTTCGAGGATCGAGTCGAGGGAGTCGACGGCGGTCATCACGCGGCCTCCTGCTCGTGCTGGCGGAGCCAGCGGCGGCGGTGTTCGTAGCGGGCGTGGACGCGGCAGACCTGCTCGACGTATTCGGTGGTGGTCCACGGCTTCACGCCCTTGGCGCGGCGTGCCATCTCGTCCTCGATGGCTGCGATCGCGTCCTGTTCCAGGTCGGCCAGCGGGCGGGGCTCGGCTGCGGTCGCCATCACGCCACCGCCTCAACGACGAGGGCCACGTTGGGGCTGTAGCCGACGAGTTCGACGTGGGCGTCCGCGATGGTCGCGGCAGCGCTGAGGACGAGCGTCGTGCCGCCGGACTGCGTGTTGCGGCGAACCGCCTCCGGGTCGATGCCGAGCGCCTCCCGCCACGCCTCGAACGCTCCGAGGTCGCCGTGCACCGACAGGGCCAGGGAGTGCGGATAGTGCGGGGACACCCCGACGTGCGGGGCGGGGAGGTGCGGGTGGTCGACGGCGAGGAGACGCATGAGGGCCATCGGGCGGGACAGGTCAGCAAGGGTCGTCATGACGCCTCCTCGGCGTATTCGGTGAGGACGATTTGCAAAGCAGTGGCGGGCTCCCAACCGAGGGCACGAGTGATGGGGCCGATGGTCAGCGGCCAGCGCGTAGGCACACGCCCCTCCTCGGCGATCTGGATGGACTTCTCGGACACGTCCGCCTTCTCGGCGAGGGCGCGGCGGCTGAGACCGAGGGCCTCGCGTCGCTCTCGCAGGCTTTGCCCGAGCCGCGACCAAGCGTCAGGTGACGCCGTCAGGGCCATGGCCTTGTCTCCGCTACTCACACGGGAGACCGTCTGTCCGTTGGCCTCGGCCAACTCTCCCGACTTCGGGCGGCTTACGGCGGCGAGCAGCGCGTGGACGTGGGCTTCGGCAATCATTCGGTCGGCTTCGGGGCACGTCTCATCGTTGTTGCGGAGGATCGTGCGGGACTCGGCGAGCAGCCGTACCGCTTCGTTGTAGTGGTCGAGGCCGCTCACTTCGCCTCCTGCGGGCGGAAGTAGGTGGGTTGGGCGGCCAGCGCAGCGGCCCATGCGGGGTAGTCGGCGTAGGCGAGACGGTCCGACTCGGACGCGGTGTGAGCGGCAGCCACCTGCAGCGTCAGCACCGGCAGAGGGACGTCGACGTGGGCGATCGGGCGGGTCATGACGCCGCCGCCTCGGTGGCGAGTCGCCGCACGTCGTTAGCGGCTCCTCGCATGACGCGAGCGCGGTAGCTCTGGTCCGGCTCGGTGGCGGCGCGCTGCTCGAACCAGTCGGCGGCCTCGTTCAGCGCCGCCGTCCGAGCTCCAGCCAGTTCTGAGTTGAGGCGTTCAACCTCGGCCAGCAGCAGGAGCATCGACTGCTTGGCGCGGGCGCTGTGGAAGGAGATCGACGTCTCGTACCGCAGCAGGCTCCGGATCTCCGCGAGCCGGGTGTCGTCCAGCGCCTCCGGTCCGACGGGCATCGGCAGGGCGCCCTGGGCGGCCTCAGCGGCGTCCACCTTCGCGGCCTCCCATTCGTCCTCCGTGACCACGTCGATGTGGCTGAGGGCGATGCAGGCGCTGTGGTCCTCGACCCAGACGACGTCGGTGTGGCCGCCGAGCACCGATGCCCGGCTGCGGGTCCTCGTCACGAGACGCTCATCGTTCGCGTCGTCCTCCGGGCGGGCGCCCGGGTAGGCGAACACCGGGATACCGACCTCGTACAGGGCGTTGAAGGTCTCGGCGTTCACGCGGCACCTCCCTGTGCGCGGCGGGCGTGCTTCCTGCGGCTGGGGGCCGACGACCGGCGCGGACGCCCCGTCGGGTTCAGGCCCACACGCGGATCCGTCGGGGCCGACTGCTGCTTACGCTGCTCGCTCATGCCGCCACCGCCTTCCGGGCGGCGTCCCACACGTCGATGCCGTGGCGGATCGCGTAGCAGGAGTGCAGGAAGCCCGGCGTGAAGTCCTTCAGCCGCCACTTGTGCCAGTCGGCGAAGTAGTACGGGTACTCGCTGTCGTCGCCCTCGGGCCGGAAGGTGAAGTCGTGCAGGGCCCGGTGGGCCTCGGACTCGTACTCGACGTTGTAGTCGGCCATGTCGCTGAAGAAGTGCTCGTGGACCGCCTTGCGGAGCTGTCGGTTGGCGGCACGCCAGTCGGACCGGACCTGTCGGGCCAGCTCCTTGCGGATGCCGGGCTGTCGCAGATCCTCCTGAGTGAAGCCCATCTCCTTGGCCCACTTCTCGACGCGGATGTCGAGGTCGTCGCGCATCCACTGTGCGATGGTGCTCGCGATCTCCGCCTTCAGGAGGTCCGGGGTGAAGCCCTCGACCTCGTCGCGCCCGGCGCGGACCTTCTCCGACCAGTAGCCGGGGTTGATCCGCCCGCTGAAGGCGGTGCGGCGGAACAGGTCGAACATGTCCTCGGTCGCGTCGATGTCGAAGTGGAAGGTCCAGCCCGTCTTCACGACGAGGTTGTACGGCCAGGTGATGAGCTGGAAGGCGCCGAAGCTGCCGTGCTCCGGGTTCATGAACTTGAGGTGCCGGTAGAGGCCGTCGTCGTGCAGGACCGCCATCGTGTGGGCGGCCGTGTCCCGGGCGAACCGGGCAGCGATCTCCGGGTAGTCGGTCATGACTCCACCGCCTGCATGGCGTCGGAGTAGCCCTCCCAGTTGTCCACACCAGCCGCCTCAAGCGCCGCCAGCGTGGCGGAGTCCTGCTCCAGGTCGGCGACCAGCTTGCGGAGGCGCTGAACCTCGTCGATCAGCTCAGGAACGGAGCGCCTGGCGCTGGCCACGAACTGGACGTCCGCTTCGGTGGCCCAGTCCGAGACGAGCAGAACGCTCGCGTAGGTCTTGCCCTCGGGAGACTGGCGCTCGACGTACACGACCGCCTTCCCGTCCTGGTCATCGCTCACCAGCCAAGGGCCGGGCGTGACCTCATCGAGGCGACGATTCTGGATCTCGGCGAAACGCCGATCGGTCATGGGGTGGGATGATGAACTCACGGTTCACTCCTGTTCTCACGGTTCTTGGGGTGGATCGCGCGGCTTTGGCCGCGACGCCCCTGCTGCCGGTGTGTGGAAGCCCGGTAGTGGGGGCTGTTTGGTGCTAGGCGGCGTGCTGCAGCTCGTCCTGGCCGGCGGTCCGCTGCATGTCCGTGGGCTGCGATGCCGGGCGGGTGCGCCTCGGCCGGCCGCGCCGGGTCGGGGCGCTGCGGTGCATGGCGTAGATCTCGGCAAGGTCGGAGTCGCTGAAGACCAACTGTCCGTTCAGGCGGCTGTGGGGGAACGGCTTACCCTTACCGTCTTCCGGCTTGCGGTTGCAGCCATCCCGCAGCCAGCGCTGGCCTCGGGTGTCCTTCTCGTCTTCCGTAGCCAGGCCAAGCTTGACGGTGGCCTGCTTGACGTTGTGGAAGCCCTCAAGCTGCTTGGTGGGGGTGGGCTTGCGGGGAGACATGTCACCTCTTCTCTGGGGGGTCTTGCGGGGGAGTTCGAAGGATTTGCTGGGAGTCGGCCGGCAGGCCGAGCGCTGTGCGGAGCCGCTGGTAGGGACCTGGTCTCATGCGGGTGCGGTATCCGGTTTCGAGGTGGCCGAGGTAGCGCCTGCTTATCTGCGCTCTTCGTGCCATCTCTGCGGTGCTCAGCCCTGCCTGCATGCGGAGCTTGCGGATTTCCGCCCCTTTCACCTGGTAGGTGGGAGGGGGTTGTTCCATGCACTGAACCTAGCGGGAGTTAGCGGTCCTGTCTAGCAGCTTCTAGCAGGTTCTCGCGTGATTTCGCTGAGTGAACGCGTGGCCATGGGTGAGCTAGCCGCTAACTATCGGTCACATTCCGCAATCAACCCGCTGCGTTCCGGACTCATTCGGCCCACTCCTGGCTGGTCCTAGCTGGTCCTGGCAAGATGCCCTCATGGCCACACCTGACCTTGATCGCCTGGCGGAGCATGTAACGCTGCGCCGCAAACAGCTCCGGCTCGGCATCGAGCCGGCCGCCAAACTTGCCGAGATGAGCAAGGACACCTGGAAGCGCGTCGAGGCCGGCCTGAACGTCAGGGCGACCTCGTACACCGGAATCGAGACCGCCCTCCAATGGGCAGTCGGCAGCTGCCAGCGCATCCTCGACGGCGAAGAGCCGATCATCAACGAACCGGTCAACCCAGGCTCCGATGCGCACATTGCGCAAATCCCGAAGTCAGTCCTTGAGCGAGCTGTGGGCGACGCCGTCACGTCCGCAGCCATCGCCACCAAGGGCTCACTGACGGGTGATGAGATCCTCGCGCTGAACGAGCGGGTCCTGAAGGAACTCCGGGAGCGCGGGGTGATCTAACTGAACTTCAGCAGAAAGTAGTACAACCATTTTCTTTCACGGTCTTGCTGCACCTTCTCCGCAGACCACTTTGGTCCCACACGGTCCCAACAGGCTCGTAACATGGCAGAGTCGTGACAAGCCTTGGGGGTTCCCCGTTAGCACCCGGAAGGGGGAACCAGTTGTGCGGAGCACTCTGTCCATAGTCGACGTCGGCCCTGAGTTCGCAGGATGGGCCGGCCCGGCAGATGGGAGAATGATCTGTGTGGCGCCTCCCGAGATCGAGACGAGCGAAGACGCCAGACGCTCGATGCGAGAGATCGTGAAGCGCGTAGGAGGAGACTGCGAAGGGTGTCGGGGCTGCTGGCTCGGCACCTGAGCAAACGGCCGCGGAGTCCCGGCGGTAGGGGTACCTGCCGGACTGCCGCGTCCGAGATCCACCCAAGGGGGTCCCATGCCTTACGTGGAGGTCCGCGGCAACAGCATCCGCGTGAAGTGGTGGGCTGGCGAGTACAAACTCGACGCCGACGGCAATGCAACGCGACGGAAGAAGTACGAGTCCGCCAGCGGGCCTGAGCCAGGGATCCCGTTCGAAGACGAGGAAGAGGCCTACAACTACGGTCTCGACCGCGAGCACGAAGTCCGCCACGGCACCCACATCCGTCGGGCCAACTCCAAGACGCTGATGCGGGACTACTGCTGGATGTGGTGGGAGGCTCAGGATCTGCGCCCCATGTCGATGGACCGCTACAAGTCCCGGCTGCGCGCCCGCATCGTGCCCTTCTGGGGTGAGCGGCCCATCGGGGACATCACCGCCTGGGAGTACGACGCCTGGAAGAAGAGCCTGACGAAGGCTGCCGCGGCAGGCGAGATCTCCCACCACTACGTCAACCAGCTGCTGAGCCTGTTCAACCTGCTGATGACCGACGCCGTGGTCAAGTACAAGCTGCGTGCCGAATCCCCCGTCATCAAGCACGGCAGGCGCGGCAGGTACACCAAGGCCAAGCGTGAGACCAAGCGGCCGATGGAGATGGAAGTCCTGCACGCCCTGGCGTGCAACGCGTACACCATCTGGGGCTTCACCGGCTGGGTGTGCGTGTGGACCGTCGCCTTCACCGGCATGAGGCCGCCTGGTGAAACGTGGGGTTTGCGGCGGGAGTTCGCCTCCCCCACCTGGCCGGCCAGCGATCCCGACCCTGACCGCCGGGCCGAGGCCGCGGGCCGCTACGGGGCCGATGCGATGCCGGCGCTGCGGGTGCAGTGGCAGCAGCAGTACGTTGACGGGTCGAGGATCCTCGTGGATCCGAAGTACGACAGCCACCGCACGCTGGTGCTGCCGCCGTTCCTTCATGAGCTGCATACGGTGCTGCTGGCGTCGCACGACAGCGAGTGGGTGTTCCCTGGGATTCAGGGCGGGGAGATGCCGCGCAGCTGGTACGACAGCTACTGGGTGCCGATGCGGGATGGTTGGCCGGAGAGGGTGGGCCGCAAGGACTTCGTGCGCCCGGCGGTTCCCGCCGTGCCCGAGATGGCCGGGAAGCGGTTCTATCTGCTGCGGCACGGGCATCGGGAGTGGCTCGACGAGGACGGGCACTCGCGGACGGCGATTGAGACGCGGATGGGGCACGAGGTGGCCGGCGTTGAGGGGTTGTACTCGAATCTGACGCCGCGGATGGAGGCGGCGATCGCTCAGAGTCTTCAGGAGCGGTGGGAAAGCTTCTGGGGGCGGGGTGTCTGGTGGGCTCCGCCGTTTCCCAGTAGTCTCCCATCTGAGGCGGACGGCGGTTGAATGCCGAGGTCAGAGCCTGATCAGGCTTGAAGCGTGAGCATCATGTCGATGCCGCCTGCCGGGCGGGTTTCAGGTCTCCTACCTGCTGATCAGCGGTTTGACCTGCGAGGCGTGTTCTGTGAGGTAGCAATTTCTAGCGTGTTCTAGCAGATTCATGCGTCTGCTCCCATTGATCATCTCCCATCTGTCTCCCATATCTCAGATTCCGTGAACCTGGCAGACGGCCTGGGGCGTAATAGAGGGACCGGAGCCGGAGTCGTCTTGCATACCTTGGGGGTTGTGGATCGACTCCGGCTCCGGCTTCCTGTGCAACGAGCACCTTCCCGCAACCGGTGCGGGAACGGTTCACCCGTTGGGGTGGGTACACGACGAGCGGTGTCGGGTACCCCATCTGGTTCACCGCGCAGCCGCCGTAGGGGGTACACGGCTGGTTGGTGGACCACTCGGCGCCGCGGGCTTCAGGTTCCCGCGATGCCGAAGCCTCTCTGTGCAGTTGCCGAAGGCGCTTGCCGCGACCCTGGATATATCCAGTCTCGGATGGTGCGCCTAGCTTCGGGACCTCACGTCATGATCGTCGGCGGGGGTTCCGATGCCAGAGGGTGCGCGCCATAGGCGTATCGCTGCTGACATCCGTCGCCGTATCGCCGCCGGTGAGTGGCGGCCGGGCCAGGATCTTCCCTCGCGCGCCGAGCTAGCTGCCGAACTCGGCGTGCATCCACAAACGGTTCGCCTCGCCTACGTTCTCCTGCGCCGGGCCGGCGTGCTGGAGGGCGAGGAGCGCCGGGCCGTGTATGTGGCGCATCCTCCTGCTATGCGCACTCTCACGGATGCGGACGCTGATTGGCCTTGGTCCTCCGAGACCACCGACACCCGCCCGCGCGCCGCCACGGTGGAGTTGGCGGAGCGGCTTGGCGTCCATGAAGGCGCGTCCCTGAAGCATGAGACCGTCGAATGCCTCGACCCGGGCGGCAGGTCGGCGATGCTCATCTCGTCGTGGTGGCGTGGCCAGCGCCGGCCGCATGCGTCCTATGCGGCGGAGTTGGGGGTGGTGTCGCTGGCTGAGGAGCAGGCGCACGCTTTGGGGCTGCTGGTGGACACGCTGGCCTACCGTGTGGTGCGCACTCGCTTCGACGTTCAAGGCCGCCCCCTGGAGACTGCCGATCTGATCTTACCGATGGATCGTTGGTTGATTCGGTTGGCGCCCACGCGGATGCAGTGAGCGCTTTCGGGCCGGGCGTTGGGGGGCGCCTGGGGTCACGAGTAAAGCCCAGTTTCAGCCTAACGTGAAGGTTTCCTCAGCATTCTTTGCAACTTTCTGTTCATACCCTGTGTGTTTACGTAACTGCAGGTGGAGCGTTGGCCAAACGTTTCTGCATTGCCCCAGGTCAGCGGCCCGGAGTGGCCGCAGGCCCGAAATGAGGTGGCTTGATCTGAACCGACCGGTCACCCCGGTTACCTGCCCTGTAGCCGCCTGTACGCCTGGTCGCTCATCTGCTGGTAGACGTGCCACAGCCGTTCGCCGTCAGTGCAGCGGTCGCGGTCGATGTCCCGACACTTGGGGCATCGGATGGCGTGGCCGGTGTAGTCGCCGTAGGCCTCCTGGACGGGGCTCAGCCTCGTGCCGGCGGAGATTGCGGGCTGCGGGCTTTCGGCTGCGGGTGGCGGGTCTCTAGGCTCATCCACGTCGACGCTCCGTTCGTCGGCCATGCCCCCGGGCCGTTGACGGCGGTCGCGGGGGTCCGTGCAATTGCAGGCTACCCCTGCGGTATAGGTGGTGTAGCCCGTATAGGTCGTCTGATCTCGCGCGTCCGGCTTGGTCCACCTAGCTTCGAGATCATGAAGTGGGAGCCGGAGATTCCTCGGTGGCGGCAGGTGTACGCCGTGATGTCTGAGCGGATCGTCGACGGCACCTATGAGCCGGGCGGTCGACTCCCCTCCGCGATGGCGATCTGCGATGAATTCGGGATCAGCCAGGTGACCGCGAAGCGGGTGCTGAAGGAGCTGCGCCAGGCGGGGCTCGCTGAGATGCAGCCGGGCATCGGAACCTTCGTCACGGAACTGCCGCAGCCGGGAAAGCGGTAGCAGATCTCCCAGGCGCCACCTAAAGCCGACGATAGGATGGGCGCAAAAAAGAGCGGCCCCCGCAGGTGCTACCAACACCGAACGAGGGCCTGACCAGAGGAATGGTGGTCCTCATGGCTGGGCGTCAGCCTACCCTGAGCAAGTTGCCGCGCTCGTCGCCACTCGGGCCATACGTCTACGTAGTGGGCTTCAACGTCGGAGTGATAAAGGTCGGCTTCACGAGAAAGCCGACTGACCGGATCGGAAGGTACCGGTCCAGCCTGTCCCCGTTTGGGATCACGATCGCCGATCTATGGTTCTCCGAGCCGCATGGGCAGGCGGAGGACAACGAGCGCCTGCTTCTCAGCTTCTGCCGCGCCCGAGCAGAGCAGGTACGTAAGGGTGAGTACTTCACTGGCATCCACTTCAAGGACGTGGTGGCGTTCGCCGACACGCTGCCCTACGTGCCCCTGCCGGCCGGGCCGGTGCCCTCTATGCCGCGCCGCCCAGCCAAGCCAAAATCCGAGCAGATCGACGATGGTCCTGTCACCCCGTTCCGGCAGCTGGCCGACATCCTGAAAGCCCGAATAGAGCGCGGAGAGTGGGGGCTGGGCCAGCCGATTCCGTCCGAGCCTCAGTTGGTGCAGCACTACAAGATCGCTAGATCGACCGTGCGGCGTGCGCTTGACGTCCTCGTCGAGGAGCAGGTCGTGTGGAAGGTCCAGGGGCGCGGAACCTACGTCGGGCAGCCGCCGGAGTCCGCCCCGTAGCGCGCCCTGCTCGGGCAGACTGGCCCCATGCCTGACGCCATCAACAAAGAGAACTACCGTCACCTCATCGCCGACGAGTCGATCCCGCTCCGCCATCGCGCCCTGTGGGCACTGCTGCGAGAGGGCGAACTGCGGCTGGGGGATCTGCTGTCTCTGGACGTCCGAGACGTTGACCTGGCGGCGCGTACAGCACCGGTGGACTTCCCGAAGCGCGAGCGCGAGCCTCGCACCGTGCCTTTCAGTGAGCAGGCAGCCGGGATGCTGCGGGAGCTGATCGGAGACCGCGACGCGGGCCCGCTGTTCGTTTCACCGACGGGCAGTCCGCTGTCGAAGGATGACGCCGCCTGGGTTGCCCGACGGTCCGGTGTGAGCATTCACGGGTTCCGGCTGGGCGGTCAGCGGCAGCGGCTGGGCGGCGCCGCCTCGTAGCCCCCTGTCAGACCTGCGCTCTAGAATCGGCGGCATGATCCCCACCCCTCTCCCCCGCGGCAGGCCTGCGGCTGTGGTGAATGAGGAGATCCGGGCGCTCGTCCTGGCGTGCGGCGGCTGGCTGTACGGGCCCTCGCGGGAGCGGTACGAGCAGCTGGTCGCGGAGTGGATGCTCGCCGACGCGGCCGAACGCCTGCGCGAGAGCATCGTCGAAGCGGCTTAAGATCCTGCGGTGGCTGACATCGACTTCCCCGAGGATCTGATCGCGCTGGAGACGACCGCCTGGGCGGAGATCCAGGCCGGGCGGCTCACCGTCGAGACGGCGCAGACCGTGCAGGAGCGGGTCACCGCGTTCGCGGCAGAGGCGGGCATCGACCGGTACACGGCGGAGATGGCCTTGAAGAAGAAGGTGCGGCACACGGAGCCTGCCGAGGCGTGACAGCAGCAAGCCCCGCCCGGTCGCTGTCCCGGGCGGGGCTTCAGCGTTAGCGCCAGCTGCTGCTGATATGAACATGGCCAGCCTAGCCGCCGCCACTGACAACGCCGGGGCGCGTCGACAGGCGGTACTCGTCAACGAGCGGGGCGTCTACCTCTTCACCTAGGACATCCTCGAAGCCGTCGTCGTCCTGCAGCGTGGCCGTATCCGTCTCGTCGCTCATGACGCCAGGATCCCAGACAGTCAGGCCTCGCCCGGCCAGGTCGTCAACGTCTCGCCGGTCTCCTCGTCGAAGAGGGTGACTCGGGCGTCCGGGAGGTCGCCCCAGCTGCCGACCCAGACGGGGATCATGCCGCGCGGCGTCTCCTCGTTCCCCCACCAGCCTTGCATCATCGGCCGGCCTGCGGCGGTGAGGGTGAGGTGGTAGCGCTCGTCGTTCACGTCGTCCTCCCTGCCCCCGGTGTGCTGGCGTGCAGCCTACCCCCTACCATCGAACACATGTCCGACCTGTCGCCTGTTGAGCGTCTCGCCAAGCTCCGCGCTGTGGAGGAGTGGCTCGACTGGCAGCTGCGCCAAACCAGGCACCGGATCGAGCAGGTCGAGCGGCAGACCCGGGCGACGGGCGGCTACGTCACCGAGCAGGAGCGCAAGGCCGGCTCGGCCGTCGGGGTCACCATCCACACCGCCCACTGCCCCAAGATCAGCAAACCGGTCACCACGCTCGACGCCACGAAGGCCCAGTACGCGCTGATCAAAGACCCCGGCTTCCAGCACCCCTGCGAGCACTGCCGGCCCGACAAGGTGCTCGGGATCGTGAAGGACTAGGCGGACCGCGACTTCCGGGCCGTCTCCTTAGCCGCGGTCTTCTTCGGCGGCTCGTGTGCGCTGGTGTCCTCGCCGCGGGAGGCCTTGGCCTTCGACACGGACTCCTGCAGGGCGGCCATCAGGTCGAGTACTTCCGCCGGCCGCTCAGGCTCCCGCACCTCCGGCAGCTCACGGTCCTCCCGCTTCGCTTCGATGATTTTGGCGATGGCGTCGGTGTAGGCGTCTTCGAACTCGGGGCCTTCGAGGTCGTCGCGGGCCATCATCTCCATGAGGGCGACTGCCCGCTCGATCTCCTCCTCGGACACTTCGGTGGGTGGCGGGAGGAGTGAGGCGGGGTCGCGGATCTCGTCCGGCCAGTGCATGGCGTGCAGCACGATCACGTTGTCCCGCACCCTCAGCAGGCCGAGGCGTTCTCGGCCCGACCAGGCCTACTTGGCGATGGCCACCTTCGACGAGCGGCCGAGCGCCTGGACGAGCAGCTTGTAGGGCTTCGCGGCGACCTGGCCGTCGGGGGCGAGGTAGTAGCCGTCACCGATCTGGATCGGGTCGATGGAGTCGAGGGGCACGAACGCCTCGATCTCGATGGCCTTCGCCGTCGGCAGCGGCAGGTCGCGCAACTCCGCGTCGCTGATGGCCACGACCTTGTCTTTGGCGTACTCGTAGCCTTTGCCGATCTCCGACTGGGCGATCTCGCGGTCCTCGATCTCGCACACCTTCTTCACCCGCACCCGGCCCATGTCCTCCAGGTGGTACTGGTGGAACTGGATCGAGTGGTTCTCGGTGGCGGACTGGACGTGGATAGGCACCGTGACCAGGCCAAACGAGATGGCTCCGCTCCAGATGGTTCGGGGCATGGCTGACCTCCGCGTGAGCCCCGAGCAGCATCAGCCTATGCCGCGACCCGCAAACGCTCATACCGGGGCGAATGGTGCGAATAGGCGGGGCGGGATGAGGAACACGGCCACACATAGCCCCTCACCCCAACGGAGCCGCAATGATCATCAAGAGACTTCACGAAATGGGCATCCGCAGCGAACACGCCTACCTCGCAGGCGTAACCTCCATCGGCCTCTCCGTCGCCACCTGGGGCACCAGCCTCAAAGCCGAACCCATCGGCGGCCTCGCCCGCGCCGACCGGTGGGGCATCTTCGTCGGCGAATGGGCGCCCACATTCCTCGGCCTCGCCCTCTCCCACTACGAGCAGCAAGAAGGCACCCTCACCACCAGCGTCCGCGACCTCTGGATAGAGAAGACGCAGGAACGCCAAGGCGGCTGACAGCTCGGCGCCGGCGCCACCGCCTACTGGAAGCGCATCAGCAGCTGACGCAGCAAGCGCCTGCCTCGACGGGGGATGCGAGGCAGGCGTCCCGTCACCGGTTCTTCGCCATCACCTGAATCAGATCAAGCAGTGCACGCCGCTGGTCCTCCGGCAAGACCGCCACCTGCTCCAGCAGCTCAGCTGCCTCCCCCGACGCTGCCCACGGCAAGCGGAGACCGAAGAACTGCGCGGCAGCGGCCTCCCGTAGCCGCACCGTCTCCAGCCGCAGGCCGGCCGCCAAGGCCGTCAGAACCTCAGCGCTCGGCGCAACGACCGGAGCCCCGGTCTCCAATCGGTGCAGCCAGCCCGTCGATACCGAGGCGCCCGACCCGGCGCCTGAGCAGGCTGCGGCAAGCGACTGGTACGACAAGCCCAGTTCCCCCCGCCGCGCCTTCAACAGCTCCCGCAACGCGTCAGCCATGCAACCCTCCACCCCAAGCAGAAGCCCCGCCGAGACGGGGGAGCCCGGCGGGGCCTGCGGACAGTGTGGCACGAGCGGCATCTAGCGGCGGCGCCACCCAGGCTTTCCGCCCATCGGGACACTGCCCGTCGTCCAGATGCGGGAGCCCTTGCTCAGCTCGCGCCGCTCGGCAGCGAACTCCTCGTATATCTCGCGCGCGTACTGCTTGATCTCGTCGAAGCTTTCGCTGCTTGCGTCCCACGTCTTGCCGGTGCCCATCTGGCTCCAGATCTCGGCAGTCCAGTACGGCGGGTCGTCCTCCGGGGCGTCGTCATCGTCGTCGGGCGGGTTGACGAGTTCGCCGATCTCCTCGCCAGTGACGTCGTCGTAGAGGTGGAAGAGGTTCGGGTCTTCGGTGGGGCGGATCTCCAGGGTCACGAGGTTCCTTCCTTCCGGAATCGGCCAGCGATCCCCTCAAAGAGCGCCTCGGCTGCGTCGACGTGGGCGGCGTTGCGTTGACCCTTGTTGCGGCGGTTCCAGTAGCCGACGGTGGTGGCGGGGTTGTCGTGGTCGGCGAAGGCTTGGACTTCGGCGAGGGGTTCGCCGGCGTCGAGCATGTGGGTGATGCGGGATGCGCGGAGGACGTGAGGGGTGAGCTTGCGGCAGACCTTGCACTTGGTGAAGGTGTGCTTGTCCGGGCCGTCGACCTTGCCGCAGGTGAGGACGCGGGCTTTGCGTCCGAGGCGGGTGAGGAGCCGGGCGACGTCGTGTCGGTCGAGCCGGCGGCCGTCGGCGTCGAGGAGGAGCGGCCCTTCGGTGCGGCCCGCGGTGTGGGCGTCGAGGAGTTCGGCGACGGTGACGGGTAGCGGGAGGATGCGTTCCTTGTGTTCCTTGCGGGTGACGTCGAGGTAGGAACGGCGCCCGCGTTCGATGCGGTCGGTGACGTCGGCGGCGACCATTTCGGTGACGCGTCCGGCGAGGGTGTAGAGGAGGAGGACGACGAGGGCGTCGAACTCGTTCTCTGCGGCGTTGGCGACGGTCTGGATCTCCTCGACCTCCAGTACAGGCGTGCTGCGGGAGGTGTTGCCCTTGTCGACTTTGGGCCGGTCGTCTTGGGTGACGGGGTTCTTGGGGAGGTCGATCTTCTCGGCTGCGTAGGTGTGGAGCGAGGAGAGCGCGTTGAGGTAGCGGGAGATCGTCGTCGGCGGAGCGTCGCGGCCCTCCATGCGCAGACGCCAGGCGCGGATGTGGTCGGCGGTGAAGCACCCGAGAGCGAACCGCTCGTGGCCGAGCTCCTGCGCGTAGGCGCCCCAGACGCGGCGGATGTCGTCGACGTAGTTCCGCTTGGTCTGGAGGCTGCCGCGCCGGGTGGAAGACAGCCAGTCCATGACCATGACGAACGTCTCGGGGGTGACGGCTTCAGCGAGCAGTTCGGCGCGGGGCCGGTAGATGCGCTCCTGCCCGCGCCGGTCGACCTGCACCATGCCGAGGTCGTCTACGAGCTTGCGGCGGACTTCCTCGAACAGGTCCGAGCCGGGCAGCGCGATCGACTGCCCGGTCGCCTGGGTGGGGAGGTAGTCGGTCACGGTTGGTACTCCTCCACCACGCCGAAGACGGCGGTGAGCTGCTGCCGGTAGCCGCAGGGGAACTCGCCGATGCCGCAGGCGCACACTGTGGCCGCCTTGTAAAGCATTTCTCCGGTCTCGGGATCCTTGGTGACGCCGTCGGTTACCCACGTCAGCACCGGTCGGTGCCAGCGGAGGGCAAGGCGGGCGACATCCTTCAACTGACTGACACCGTCGATGCGCTTCTCCGCCCGGTCGATGAGATCCGGCATCGGGTCGTAGGGCTCGGTCACGCGCTCGCCGCCATCTGGGCCCGCTCGTAACGCTGGCGCGCGGCGATGAACGCTTCATCAGTTCCGCCACGGTCGGGGTGCGCTGCGGCCATGGCTGCCTTCAGCTCGGTGAGGTCGGGGCGCCGCGCCTGCTCGATGACGGGCGGATCGAGGTACACCGTCAGGTCGGCCTCCCACCAGCCAGCCGACCTTCGGGTGACCTGGCCATTCCGTTCGAGGATGGCCCTGTCCACGAAGCGCTGCGTCTGGGATCGCTCGGGTCGACCTTCCGGCAGGTAGTAGACCCGCTTCGCAGTCTTCTTGGTCACGCGGAAACGAACGACCCGTGTGGGCACCCAGTCGTTGAGTTCCTCGTGCCCGGCTTCGATGCCGTACAGGAACTCGACCGGAGCTATATCTGACGCCTGCTTGGCGGCGTCTCCAAGGGGCTGAGGCATAGTCAAATTCTAGCGCATAAGGGAACGTTATGCGCTACTTCAATCGGACGGCCCCCCAACTGTCAGTGGCGACCGGCAGACTTGCCCCATGGCTCAGAACTTCGAGAGCGAGGCCTTGGTCGTCATCGACGGCGAGGAGATCCCCGCATACGCACGATTCACCGTCGACAGCATCGCCAAGCGGTGGGCTGGCACGCTCGACTCCGAGGATCCCGCCCTCCGCTTCAAGCTCGTCAACGGGAACCGTGCAGTACTACGACTCTCGGATGGCAAGGAAGGCAGCATCGTTCCTGGCAAAGACGCCGGCGGAGGCGTGACCTTCCTGGGCAGCGGGATGCCGCCAGCCTGACACCACAACAGTCCGCCCCCGCTCCCCCGCCGTTGCGGCGAGGTGGCGGGGGCGGTGGCGATTACACGACGAAGCGCCCCTCCCGCCCGAAGGCAGGAGGGGCGTCCTCACTCGGCGGCTGGCTCTTCGGCTGGCGGCATGGGTGGCGGTTCGAGGAACGGGCGCGGCGACAGCCAGAACGGTGTCGCCGTCTCGGGGGTCTCTTCGGGCACAGGGCGTCTCCTACTTGCTGGCCTTGCCGGGCTTCGACTGGACCCAGCGGGTGACGGTTTCGAGCGTGGCGGCGTCGAGTTGCCCGAGGGCCTGCATCGCAGCGTGGTCCGCTGCGGTTGCGGTGACGCCGGCGCCTACGAGTGCTTCCTGCAGCTCGGCTGTGTCCTCCGCTGAGGGTTCCGCCGCGAGTTCGGCGGGGGCTGCCGGGATCGGCTGTTCCTCGATGCGGCCCATCCGTTCCAGGCTTTTCGCGTCGGCCGCGCTGTCGTCGCGGCGCGGCTCCCGCTGCACGGCTTCAGGCATGCGTTCTCCTATTGGTACTGGCGGCGTTGCGGGTCGAGGGCGCCGGCCGGGTTCCCGGAGCCGTTGCCGGGCTGAGGGTCGGGGGCGCCGTCCTTGCGGCAGACGAGAGCGTCCGGATCGTAGGACGGAGCCTGCAGCGAGTAGCCGTCGGGGCAGGTCTGCCCGTCGGTCCCGTCTTTGCCGTCCTGGCCGGCGGGTCCCGGGTCGCCTTGCGGTCCGGCCGGGCCGGGTTCGCCCTGCGGTCCTTGAGGACCAGCGGGTCCGGCAGGCCCCGCCGGGCCGGTGGCGCCCACGTCGCCAGGTTCGCCGGTCGAGCCTGCTGCGCCGTCGCTGCCGTTCTCGCCAGCCGCGCCGGCCTTGCCAGGCGAACCTGATGGTCCAGGAGGTCCGGGCGGGCCGGAGGGTCCAGGCTCGCCCTGATCACCTTTGGGGCCGCGGGGGCCGACGATGGACTCGCCGCGGCTACCCGGCGGGCCGGCTACCGGCTTGCCGCCGAGGCGCTGTACTTGCGAGGCCAGAGCGTCGCGTGCTTCGTTGGCTGTGCGCAGGTCGTGGGACATCTGCTGCATGGTGATGACGATCCACGACAGTACGGCGAGCGCGAACATTGAAGCGAGCACGAACCAGACGTCGGCGCGGCGGCGTGCCTTTGCTGGGGAGCTGTGAGCACTCACGCGCCCGCTCCCCTCGCCGAGAGGTAAACCTGCAGCAGCACGAGGAGTACCGGCACGATCAGCCCGGTGAGGATGAGCCGCTTGTCGGCGCGTCGCTGGTCCTCAGCCTTGCGTCGTTCCTGTTCGGCGTCTCGTTTCTCCTGCGCGCGCTCCACCTCGATGGCCGCCACCCGCTCTATGACCTGCCGGTGTACGTCGTCGGCGCCGCGCCGTTCCAGCTCGTACCGTTCGACGCTGACCTTTTTCTCCAGCCGGGCGCCGTACTCGCGGAGGTCTTCCTTGAGGTCGGCGTGGATGGCCTCAAGGCGTCTGGCGACCTCCCCGAGTGTTGGCTCGTCGGCCACGCGCTGCTCCGATCAGACGCCCTGGACGGGTGATGCCTTGACGGGGCTGGACTGTTCGAGCCGCACTGCCGGTACGGGGGCGGTGACCTCGCGATGCTCGAAGAGCGCGAGGATCGCGGCGACGAGGGACATCCACCCGGCCTGCTGCTCTGCGGACAGGTCGAGGCCGAAGCCGACGAACAGGGCCAGCCCGGCCGATGCGAGCTGCAGGACCGCCGCGCCGAGCGCACCGTTGCGCAGGACGATCGCGGAGGCGACGGCGACGATGCAGGACAGCACGGTGTTGATGAGTGCCTGCTGGTCGCCGCTGACGTCCAGCCCGTAGGCCGCTGCCAGCTTCAGGGCGATCGCGATCGCGGCCAGGATGTAGACGGGCTCTCTGCCGAATATGCGCATGGGTGTCTCGTTTCTCAGATGGGCTGGGCGAGTTGGCGGCAGCCGATGGCGGTTCCGGAGGCGTTGCGGACTTCGCGGTAGGGGACGAGCAGGTCGCTGCGCTTCGGCGTGAGGGCCAGGGCGACGGGCAGGGAGACGACGCACCACACGCCCGCCCGCTCGGGCGGGATGCCGACGGCGCGCCCGTATTCGACGACCTCGACCGTGATGCCGTCCAGGTTGTCACTGCTGAGCGGCACCATGCTGAGCCGGGCGGGCGTGTCCTCTGGCTCGATGACGAGGCGGAGGCTGGGTTCGAGGTCGTCGATGCCGTCGGGCCGGTCGTCGGCGTAGATCCGGATCGGGTGCGGCGTCAGGTTCACGATCATTCAGTCCTCGGCTTCCTGCTCGGCTCGGGATGCCTTGGCTGCGGAGAGGTGCCCGACGAGGTTGGCGTAGAGCGACATCGCGGCGACCCAGAGGACGCTCTGCTTCCAGAGGACGAGCGTCGGGATCAGCAGGAGCGCCCACACCCCGGCCAGCGCGTAATGCACCATTGCCACCCGGCGCGGGGTGAACGGGCGGCTCATCGGACTGCCTGTTCGACGAGCCATCGCCGGACGGTCTGGTTGTGTCGGGCGTCGGCGAGCGCGTTGTGCTCGCTGGACTCTTGCTTGGGGAGTTCGTCCCAGCCGAGCCCCTGGCGGCGGGCTTCCTGCTGGATGTCGTTGGTGAACATCGGCACGCCGGGCGGCAGGTCAACCATGAGGCCCCACAGCCAGCACAGGCGGACGTGGTCGTATGCGCCGTAGTTGGCCCACAGGGCGACGTCGTTGGTGGTCTGGATGAACGCAGCCACCTCGCGGGCGATCTGCGTTTGAGGCTTCACGACCGGGTCGGCGTAGTCGAACAGCCAGGACTTCGGCACGTGATTGCGCCGGTCCCCGTGCCCTTTCGGCAGGCTTGGAACGACGTTCTCCATCAGCCACTTGTGCTTGCGGATGCGGCGGACGGGCATGTCGCGGTTGACGGCGTAGTAGGTGCGGCCGTCATCAGATACGAGCGCGATGGAGATCAGGTCGATCGTGTACCGCTTCCGGAGCCAGCCAGTTCGGTACTCGATGAACTCCAGGTCGTAGTCGACGTCTGTCACGTGGCGGCCGGGCCGTTCACGTCGACGGACACCTTGACGACGGCGTCTCGGATCTCCTCGCGGACCGCAGCGACGACGGCAGCCGTGTCGACGCCGGAGCCAACGAGCTTGGCCAACGCGGAGATCGCCGCCGTCTGCGCGGCTTCGGCGGCACTATTCGCGCGTACTCGGGCCTGAATGTCGCGGAGGACGGACTGCGCCGCCCAGTTCGGGTTCGTCTTCACGTCCGCGGCGTCGGGCGGTGCGGTGATCCCGTCGGTCTTCCACACGCCGGTGAAGGACTGCGCCTTCACCGTGTCCGCGATCCACTTCTTGTCGTCGGCGGTGAGCGCCACGTCGTCCTCCGGGTCGGGTCCTGCGGTGAGGGTGGCCTTCACGTCGGCGCGCACGCCGGGCATGGCCATGATCTTGCTGGGGGCGTAGCCGGGATCCCACTTGTCGGAGGACCACTCGCCGTGCGCGATGACGGACCGCTCCGTCCAGTCGTGCCAGTCGCAGATCGCGGCCGAAAGGCGAAGCGCGGCCCTGTACTGCGCGGCGGCCATCGGCTTGCTGCCGGAGTACTGGATCTCGACGCCGTAGAAGTGGGCGTTCCCGTCGACGCCGTTGCTGTTGCCGCAGGTCGGCTTGAGCTGGCCGCTGTAGTCCTCGTTGATGACGTGCTGCAATACGGCCGGGTCGCCGCCGCCTGCGTGGTTGGCGCGGCCCCAGCCGACGAGGTAGACGATGCCGTCGAGGCCGATGGAGAACTGGCAGAGCGGGCCGGGCAGATCGGCGAGCCCGTTGTAGAGGGTGCTGGCCGCGTAGGACCGGGCGTTGGCGGAGCTTACGGCGGCCCCGGTGTGGTGCCAGATGAAGCCGTTGATCGGCCCCCAGGCGCCCTTGCTGTTGCGGTTGTGGGTGGCCCAGCCGGGGATCTCGACATACTTGATGCCCCACTTCTTCAGCTGGGTGACGACCTGCGTGGACGTCATCGGTGCGGCCAAGGCGGGCCCCTTTCCGGGCGTGAAAAAGGCCCCGGCCGGCGGCTCGGGGCAAGGGGGGTGCGGTGCTCAGGGGGCGGGTTCGACGAGGAGGGCGCCGGCGCTGGTCTCCGCCTTGGAGGCTGACCCGGAGGAGATGTTCCACTGCGGGATGATCGTGATGGTCTCGCCAGGGGTCATGCCGGTGAGCATGAGGCGTTTGGAGCCGACGACGCGGACGCCCTGCGCGGACAGGCCCGATTTGTTGAGGTCGGAGTAGCTGTAGCCCATGCTGCCGGTGGCCCGCCAGGCCGCCCAGATGGTGCTGGTGTCGGTGGTGTAGTTGGAGATTGCGGCACTGATCGTGACGTAGGCCCGCCCGGACGGCGGTGCCACGAACGTCGGCCTCGGCCACGCCGAGTTGCTGTAGTCGACGGTCGTCTGCGTGACGTTGTACGGCGCGTCCGACGCCTGAAACGTCTGCACAGGGATCGGCGGCCACGGCAGCCAGGACCCGTTGCGGTAGATCTCCAGCCGCCCCTCGGCGATCAGCCACGCCTGCATGCCCTCCTCAGGGCTGTCGACCGCTGCGTTGCGGGCGGCGGCCGAGGCGTACCTCAGGTTGCTGCGCGGGATCAACCCGACAGCGAGGGCTTCAATCGCGGCGGGAATGCTGGGCGCGTCGGTGAGCTGCCAGAGATCAATGCCCTGGCCCCAGTCATCGGGCTCCGGCACAGGGCCTCCTAGATCGTGTAGCTGATGCCGTCGAGGGAAACCCACGTCGGCAGGTTCGTGGACTGGAACGTGCGGATCACGCCGGGTACGACGATCTCCAAACGGCACACGGCAGGCGCCACCGACGCGTCCCGGGTGACCGCCCACGCCATCGCCTGGGCGGGCTGGATCGCCGCGGGCAGGGTCAGGATGGTGGCGCCGTCGGCGATCGTTCCGGACGTCGGCCCGATGCGGCCCCGCAGCCAGATCCGGCGCCCCTCCCGCAGATAGGCGGCGTTGTAGCCGTGGCCGGGGTTCTGGAACCCGGACGCCAGGGTCAGGTTCAGCCAGTCCGGATCGGCGGTGGTGGTGCGGCCCCAGGCGAGCCAGTTCCCGCTGGACGACTGGGTGATGACGATGACGTCGCCGACGGCAGGCTGGGTGTAGGACTCCATGCAGCGGATGGTGGGGATGCCGTCGGCGTCGATGGTGCCGTCGCCGTTCTCGGCGGTGACCGTGGCGAGCCGCCAGTCCGATCCCCGCACCGACGGGGCCTGCTCCCCAGTGCGTTTCGCTGCCTGCTGGATCGCCCACTTGAGGTCGCGGGTGGAGGCGTGCGTCGATTTCACGCGTCCTCCTTCGCCGAGATCGTGCTGATCGGGAAGTCCCCGCCGAGGTCGAGGGGCACCGAGAAGCTGGCGGCCTGGTGGAGTTCGCGGCTCCCGTCCTCGTGCTGCACCCGCAGCACATCGCCCGCCTCCAGGGCCGGATTCGGGAGGGAGCTGATGTCGCCTGTCGCGTTCGGCGCCTTGGCCTGCGCGAGTTTCAGCGTGGCCGCGTTCTGGCAGGCTGCGGTTGTCGTCAGCGTGCTGGACGTGAAGAAGTCGGGCCTGCGTCCGAACGGGCCTCCCCAGTAGGTGGGGCTGTTGGGGTCGCCGTCGACCGCCAGATATTGGACCGGGGCCACGTTCTCGCTGGTGTTCTCGCCGCGAGCCAGCACGCCGTTGTAGACGTTGCTGCTGGACATGCCGCGGTTGGCTTTGATGTAGGCGCCGCCCTCGGTGGCTTCGATCTCCCAGACGGGGGTTGCGGTGGCGAGGTCGGGGAGGGTGGCGATGACGAAGACGCCGTCGGGGTTGCAGTACACCTCGGCGCCGGCGCCGGAGGCGATCTCCTGGCAGGCGGCCCATGGATCCGCCTCGACGTCGAATGTGCGTTTCCCGATGCCCTGGTCGGTGATGCTGCTGATGACGGCGGCGGTCGGGATGGAGCGCTGGACGAGCGCGGTGACGGCGCTGACGACAGTGCCTGTCGCCGTGTAGGGGGCGGTGAGCTTGTCGTCGGCGACGATCGCTGACAAATCCTTCCCGGACAGGGTGACGGGGCCTTCGTTGACGTCGCCGTCTACGGAGTCCAGGCGGAACACGCCAAGCGGCACGAGCTCCACATCGGAGGCGTTGCCGTACTCGACGCCCCGGGAGATCCGCAACTGGGCGCCGTAGGTGGCGAGTTGGTCGGCTGGCGTTCTGGGGATGAGGGTGGGGTCGGCGACGGTGACGGTGCAGGTGCGGCGGATGGCCTGCCCGCGGTCCACGGACACCGACCCGCCGGTGTGTTCCAGGTCGACGGTGCTTCCGTCCGTGAGCAGCAACTGCACCAGCGTGATCGGGGTGTGCGACTCGGCGAGGCGCTTCAGGAACCGGTCGGATACGGCGTACACGCTCACCGCCTTCGGTCGAGCAGCAGATCCTCGCTGGTGGCGTACACGGGCAGCAGGTCGGCGCAGGTTGCGAACTCTGTGACGACGTCTTGCCAGGTGCGGCCTGCCGGTCCGCCGACGCCGACGGTGACCGGCATGTCCGCCTCGACCAGGGGGAGTGTCCAGGCGCGCATCTGCTCCTGCGCGAGTCCGCCCGTGCGGGCTTCGGGGACTTGGCCGACGGACACGTACATGTCGTTGACGCCCATCCCCGGTACGGCCTGCCACAGCAGGGTGTTGCCGTCGTCGAGGAGCAGGTGGAGGGCTTTGCGCTGCTGGTCGGACAGGGTCCAGATCGCGAGTTCGCCCTCCAGGCCCTGACGTTTCCCGGACAAGGTGACCTTGTTGCGGCGCCCTCGAACCACGAATGACGCCTGGTCGATGGGCCGGTCCCAGTCGGGAGCTTTCGCGACCATCACCCGCATGTTGCGCTGCGGGTTGCCAGGGTCCTTCAGCCAGATCTGCTGAATGTCGTCGAGGCTGACGGTGACGTAGCCGGTGGTGCGGGACGTCATGGCCAGAGAGTCGGGCGGCCACTGCTGAATGTAGTAGCGCACCGGCACGTTCAGCGGCGCCTCGTGGTCCTCGATGACCATCAGGTCAGAGGAGATGACCTGATGGTCGATCAGCCCATACGGGCCCCGGACCAGCGTCCGCGACCCGTCCGCGAGTTCCCGGTACACGGACAGTTCGTAGTCGAGGATGAGTTCCCGCAGCGTCAGCTCGATGTAGCCGTCGTCTGAGTGCGCCTCCACCGCTGTGAGCGGCAGAACTTCCCACAGCACGGCCTGGTCGACGTGCAGGACGCTGGCCGTCGCGGACGCCGTGGTCACCAGCTCTATGGCCGCCTGCGTCGCGCCAGCTGGGGCGACCGCATCCGATGGCATCGCATACCAGGACGAGCCGGGGATCGTGTACGCGTTCCCCGTAGACACACCCAGGTCTGTGCCGGCGGCGTTGTACCAGCGGACCCGGACCGTCGTGGGCGCCCACGTGCCGGCCGCAGGATGGACGATGACCTGCGCCCGCCAGTTCGTCCCTTCGGATGCCGGGAAGCGCGCGGATCGGATTGTGGACGCGGTTGCCGTGGACGAGGTGACCGCCAGCGAGTAGGCGCCGTCGAACGAGGAGAGTCCCCACGGTGTGGTGCGGGCGATGGTCGCCACGCCTGAGGCGACCGTCCACCCGGCGACACCCTGCTCGAACGACGAGTCCGCATACGGCAGCACGCTGCCTGCCTGCAACTTCGGGGCGACCGTGACGACCACGGTCTCCAGCCGCAGCACCTGCCCGGCCGACGCCGAGTCCAGGCCCGCCGCCACGCTGCAGGTAGCCGCGTTAGCCGGCGCCACCATGGATGCCCGCTGCCGGTACATGCCTGTTGCCGGAGTCGGCGGCGCCAACGTGCTGCGCTGGGCTCCGACTTGGTTGCCGTTGGCGTCGTAGAAGCGGAGTTCGATCCACGCGGTGGAGGCGATCGTCGGGGGCTGCAGGTAGGCGTAGGCCAGGTACTCCGTGAACGGCGTCACGGTCGGCCGGTCCACGGCCAGCACCGACGCGTTCCCGGCGGCAACCGCGGTCATCGCCAGGGTGTGGCCCCCCGCCAGATAGTTGGTGACGGCCCAGCTCATCACCGGCACCTGGCGGCTGATGGTCGCGTTGACGACCGGTGTCCACCCGGACGCGTCGACCTCGGTCGACTCCGTATTGAACGGCAGTAGGTTGCCGAGCACGCGGATCGGCAGGCCGAGGTAGACGTTCTCCCAGAAGTGGTTGACCGCCGCACCGGTCTCCGTCGACGACAGGATGACCTGCGCCTTCGTTGTCCCGGCCGGGGCGACACCGGCGGTGCTGACCCGGTGCCACGACGACGAGGCGGCCATCGTGGTCGCCGAGTACGCAACCCCGACCTCGCCGCCCGTGGCGTTGAGCCAGCGGATCCCGATCCGCTCCCCCACAACCCCGGCGGTATCGGCGAACGCGTAGTAGACGGTGCCTGCGGTGACCGGGTAGGAGGAAACGGTGCGGACCTGCATCTCGCCCGCGGCGACCGATTTCACGGCGAGGCAGCCGTCCCCGTTCCGGCCGCCGATGCCCTTGCTGATCGTGCAGTTGAGTTTGCTGGTCCAACCAGACGTGTTCGGGTCTACCGATTCGGTGGTCGGGCTGAGGAGGTTTCCGGGGATTGCCAAGATTCCTCCTCAGCCCGCGTTGAGTACCTGAATGAGCTCGCCCTGGGCTGTGCGTACTTCGGTGCGGGCGATATGGGTGATCTGCTCGTTGCCGACGAACACCGACACCGACAGGTCGCCCAGCTGCTGCGATGCCGACCGTGCCGCCAGCGAAGTGAGCGCGTTGGCCTGCGCCGTCGTGAACACCGGCTCGGGTCGCCCGGTGCCGTTGTAGGCCAGGTTCAGGCCCGGCTGCAGGTAGCCCCCGGAGTCGTAGCCGCCTGCCCGGTTGTACGCCTTGGAGAGGCTGCCGTAGGCGCCCAGCGCGTACTTCATGGAGCTGTACACGTTCGCCAGAGGATCCACCGACACTCCGTAGGAGAACGGCCCCTTGCGCTTGTACTTGCCCGCATAAGACCGGAACGTCGGACCGATCACCTGCATCAGACCTACAGACGGATGCCCGGCGATCCAGTTGGAATCCCACTTGTTGACGATCGTCGGGTTACCGCCCGATTCCTGCTGCATCCTGCGCAACGTCGCGTTGGCGAGGCTGGCTGGCTGCCCGACTTCCCTCAGCGACTGCAGCACCACGGGCCGCCACTGCTCGACACCCTTCGTCGGCGAGTACTTCACGCTGGGAGCGGCCCGCTTGTCGCCCTCACCGCCCCCGGAGATCAGCCGCTGAACCGCAGCCTTCGCCACAGACTTCAGCAGCCCGACGAATCCGATACTCCCGCCGGGGATCCGCTCGATGAGCGGGTTGACGACGGTCTTCACACCCGCCCGCACGGCCGCACCGAAACTGTCCTTCAGCCAGGACGCGCCCGCCTTCACCTTGTCCCAGGCGCCAGAGACGAAGTCGCCGATGCCGGAGAAGATGCCGCCGTCCTTGAAGCCGAGCGCTGACCGGACACCCTGCACGCCGCCCGACCTTGCCGCCGCGTTCATCGTGTTGACGTAGCCAGCGCCCATCGCCCGCGTCCACTCCGGCCGCATGATGGCCTCACCACCGGACAGCGCGACAGGGCCAGCAGTCGACGGCACGAGGTGTACGTCCCGGCCCGGGGTGTAGCCGGGCATGATGCCGCCGGTGGCGAATCCCTTGATGGGGTCGAGGTGTTTGCCGCCGAACGCGTCGGTGACAAGATTCCACACCTTGCGGATGCCGTTGTTGTAGACGGTGTTCACGACGAACGCGACGGGCGTCTTCGCGACGCTCTTCAGCCCGTCCCACGCGGCTTTGATGCCCTTCCGTGCCGCATCGAACGCGCCGACCATCGCGTTCTTCAGCGTCGTTCCCCAGCCGGGGATCGTTTTCGTGAAGAACGTGCCGATCGACGACAGGACGTTCCGCTTGATCCAGTCCCAGGAGCCAGCAATGCCGGCCCGGAGCCCGTTCCACGGGGCGACCACCCTGTCCCGCAACACCGCCGCCCATGCCGGCACGGTCGACGTGAAGAACGTCCTGATCGGCGACAGGACGTTCCGCTTGATCCACGTCCAGGCGGCAGAAATGCCCGCCTTGATGTTGTCCCAGTGCTTGATGATGTAGACCGTGGCCAGCCCGATCGGGCCAGTCAAAGCGCCTAGGATCCACGGCCAATTCGCTTTCACCCAGTTCAGTACCGACCAGAAAATGTTCGGGATCGTCTCCGTGAAGAACCGGGCGAACGGGCCGGCGAACCAGTCCCGTACCGCTGCTGCGGCCCCCTTGATGGCGCCCCAGACGGCCATGACCGCGTTGCGGAACCACTCGCAGTTCTTCCACAGGTAGATCACCGCGCCGACCACGGCCACGATGGCGAGGATGATCCAGCCCCACGGGCCCGCCTTGGAAATGATGTTGAACGCGATCAACGCCACGTTCGCCACCCTCTGCGCTGCAGCCCACGCCAGAACACCGAGCCGCCACGCGGTCGTGGCGAGCACGACACCGTAAATGGCCTGCACCAGCCACGGCATCCGCGTGGCCAGCCAGTCCACGCCGGAAGCGAACCCGCCGAGAGTCGCCAGCACCATGCTCGTCAGCGGAGACATCGCCTGGGCGATCGACAGCACCGCAGAAGCGACTTTCTTCAGCGCATCCCACAGCTTCGGCGCCATCTCCGACGAATAGGCCAGGAACCGCTCGAACGCCGGGGACCCCTTCAGGGACGTCCCCCAGTTCGCGAACCGGGCCGTGATGCGCTGCATCCGCGCCGAGATGGAATCCATGTGGGGCAGGAAGGCGCCGACCACCCCCGCCATGCCCTTGAAGACGTTCCCGAAGGCCACGCCCAGGCCGACGATCGCCGGCTTCACCGACTTCTGCAGGTCGTCCTTGAAGCCCTGCCAGAACGGAGACTTCACCTCGGTCGACATCTTGTCCATCAGCGTCTGGATGGCGTCCGCAGCAGCGGTCACGAACGGAGTCAAGCCCGGCAGCATGCGCCGGATCCCGTCCAGCGCCCGCGTGAAAATCGGCATCACGGCCGGCTGAAGGCTCTTGGACCACTCCGTGAACGCGCCCCGCAGGTCCGTGTACGCGCGCATCGTGTCCCTGGCGGCCGGCGTCAGCTTCGCCAACTCGGCCCGGTACTTGGCCTGCGCGATCGCAGCCTGGTCGACGCCGCCGGCCGCCGAAACCGACGCCGACTGGATCTGCCGCTGTGCCGACGCGATCGAGTCCGCGCCAGCCTGCTGGGCCTGAACCACGCGCTCTTGGGCGCGGGCGATCGTCTCAGCGCCCTGCCGCTGCGTCTCCGCGACAGTCCGCTGCGCGTCCGCGAGCTTCGACTGGGCCTCAGCGATCGCCCTGCTGTTCGCGATCTGCGTCTTCGTGACGTCCTGCTGCGCGGATTTCAGGGCCGTCGTCTTGTCGGTGACGTCCTGCTGGGCCTGCGCCAGCTGCTCTTGCGCCGACCGGACCGTGGCCGAGCCCTCGACACCCGCCTTGTTCGCGGCCGTCGTCTCGCTCTTCAACCGCTTCGTCTCGCTGGTCTGTTCTTTCAGCCGCTGCACGGCCTGGTCGTAGGCGAGGATCGCCTTCTGCTTGTCGAGCTCGGTCGACGTCTCCGACCTGAGGACCTTGTCGCGTTCGGCGGTCGCTTCGGTCAGGGCGATCTGTGCGTCCCGCTGCGACAGGGTGCTGTCCGTCAGACGGTTGTTCAGGTCCTCCAGCTGCTGCGCGGCCTCACGGCGGGCGGCGACCAGATCCAGCTGCGCCTGCCGTGCACTCTTCTGCGCCTGCGCGAGATCCCGCTCGGCACGCGACACCGCCGTGTTCGCCTGCTCCATCCGGTCTGCGGCCTGCATGTACGCGTCCGCCAACGACTGGCGGGCAGACTTCACCTGCTCCGCGGCACGCTGGTTGTTCTGGGCGGCCTGCCGGACCGCATCCGACACGCCCCGCTCCGCATCCGAGATCTGGCGGGCCGCGTTCCGTTGCGCCGACGCCAGCGCCTGCTGAGCGCCAGCCAGCTGCAAAGCCTTCGACGCGCCCTGACCGGCAGCCTGGCCACCCTTGTAGGTGGCGTTCGCCGCCGCATCCTGGGCAGCCTTCTGCGCCTGCAGAGCCTTCGCGATCCCCTTGAAAGCAGGGGCCGCAACCAACGCGACCGCGCCGATACCGGCAGCAGCCGCCACACCGGCAGCCGCGATCGCACCCAGCCCGGCAGCGACGACCGGCAGCGCCGGAATGATCGCCGGGCCGAATGCGATCGCCGACGCGACCAGCAGCCTCATGCTCGACTGGGCCGACGACGTATCCACATCGACCCGCGCGGTCTGCCCGTCCAGCCGGCTCACCTGCGCCTGGAACGCCGCCAACTGGGCCGACGCCGCGCCCGCGTCAACGCGGACAGCGACATCGGCGTCCTGCGACGACAGCCGCGCCAGACGGGCCTGGATCTCCGTAATGCGCGCCAGAGCCGTCGCTGCATCGATATCGATGCCGATGCGGGCATCCCGCAACTGAGCCAGCTGTGCCCGAAGCCGGGCGACCTCCAACTGGGCCGGCGTCGTGTCGGCGCCGATGTTGACGTTCGGCAGCGAGGCTTCAGCCTGCTGCACCGCAGCCCGCAGCCGGGCCCCCAGGCCGCCGTCCGTCTCGATCCGGATCCTGGCAGGGTCGGCGGTGACCTCGTCGATCTGCGCCTGTACCGCCTGCAGTTGGGCGATCGCGCGCGCCGTATCGGCCCGTACCGCGACGTTCGGATGCGCGGCGCCGATTCTGCGCAGCCGTTCCTCGATGTCTGCGGCCTGCGCCCGCGCTGTCGCCGCATCGATGTCGATGCCGATGCGCTTGTCTGACAGGGCTTCCATGCGGGCCCGCAGCCGGGCCAAATCCGCATCGACGCCGGTGTCAGAAAGGGAAACGTTGAGCTTGGGCATGCTGCGGAACGCTTCCTGCAGCTTGACCCGCAGCGAGCGGGCGAACGCGCCGCCCGTCTCCTCGCCCTGCCGGGTTGCTGCAGGCCGGGCCGTCTGGCCGCCCCGGGTCACGCCGTCGCCGATGGAGTCGCGGATCGAGGCAGAGATACGGGTGGCGATCTGCTGCCCGATCTGCGTGCCGACCCGCTCGCCGATCGAGTCCGAGATCGACGACGTCATCGCCGGGCCGAAGGCCTCGCCCGCCGCATTGCCTGCCGCGTCCCCGGCCGCTGTCGCCGCAGCGACCAGGTCCTGGGTCAGCTTGCGGTGGATCCCTCGCGTGTTCGGGACGACATCGACTTCGACGGAGCCGACGGAGATTGCGGGCACTGAGGGCCTCCCCTCAGCGCTATGCGGCGCCTCCGCCGAGCCATGACCACAACTGGCTAGCCTGATCTTCGGTGAGTTTGTGCTTTACCTTCACCGGCTTCGCGCCGGGGCGGCGGATCGGCTCCGGTGCCTTCGGGCGCTGCGATTTCTTCTCGGTGTTGACGCTGATCAGCACGTACTCAAGGCGGGCCACCCGGTCGGCGATCACGGCGAGCAGTTGCTCAACCTGCGACCAGGACGCCTTCTCCGGCTCGCCTTTCTCCGCCTGCTCCGCCAGCTCCTCGTCGGACATCGCGTTCCGCAGTGCGGTCCACGTCGCCGACTCCGGCGGCAGCCGCTGAATCAGCACCCGCAGGCGCCGAGCCGCCATCTCGCCCCGGTAGTAGGCGTCAAGCTGGTCGGCGTCCCGCGGGTAGTAGAAGGCGAGGTCTCCCTCTACCGCCTCCGCGTGCGCCTCGACGACGGATCGGGTCCACTCGATTTCCCCAGGCTCTCACCGGCACGCTCCGCCGCCGTATTCACGAGGTCGCCGAACTCGTCGTTCGTCGGGTCGAGTTCCTCGTACAGGGCGTAGTCGTCAGGATGCAGGACGATTTCGGCGAAGTCGTCGATCTGCCCGACCATCAGCAGACGCCGCCAGGACTGGCGCCAGGCGCCGGGCGGGATGATTCGGACTTCCTCGCCGCACAGTTCCCCGGTCACGTACTTGTTGACTGCCTCGGATTCCTGCGCTTCCGCCTCGGTGACGTCCGGCTCGTCGTACTCCTCCGGCTCGATGTCGCGACGTGCCGCAGCCGGGCGGGCTGCGGTCCTCGCGGCGGTGCGCGGCTTCCTGCTGCTTGCGGTGGTCTTTCGGGGGCTTGTGGCCATGGCGCGGGTCTCCTTCTGCGATGGCGCGGGACAGGGAAAGTGAGGTGGGCGGGCCGGGCCCGCGCCGGCTGGCTATACCAGCCCGCCCACCAGCTCAGGAGCCGCTGTAGGCAGGCGTCGCGGGCAGCTTGTCGATGTGGTAAACGGTGTTTCCGCTGGCGTCCGGGTAGGTGGTGATCGTCCACTCGTAGCCGGACATCTCGTCCTGTTTGAACGTCACGTCGGACCGGTCGTTGATCTCGCCCTGCGGCACGTAGAAGCCCTTGTAGGCGTCACCGTCGATCACCAGGAACCAGAACGCACGCCGGTCCGGCACCGGGCTGGCAGTTTCCGCGTACTTGGTCAGACCGTCGCCGTCCGGCTCCAGATCTGCCGTGTCCAGGCGGTACTGGAGCGAGTTCACGACCACTCGGCTCGTCTCCCAGACCGTGAAACCGAACGTCCTCACGGACTTGGTGATCTGGGTGCGGAAGGGACTGCTCAACCCCCACGGCGTGAACTCCTGGCTGTCCTCGTCGAACCCGTAGGTGAGGCCGTCGTCGCTGAGTGCCCCAAGGGGCTCCCACGGGGCCTGCGGCTGAATGAGGGGCGACGCCACGGACGCGGTACCGACAGGCGCAACCCAGACGCCGCCATTTGCACCCACCAGGGCGAGATCCGCAGCGCGGGTGATGTTGACCATGAGATGTCTCCAGACATGGAAGAGCCCGCGCACGGGCGGGAGAAACGGGTCCGGCGCGGGCCCAGCCGTCGGTCAGGAGACCGGGTGGCAGAAGATTTCGTAGGTCGCCCCCACGCGGCGCAGGGCGGTGTTGTCATAGGGGCGAGGTGCGGGCAGCGTCAGGCCGCCTGTGCGGCCGATGACGGCGGTGTCGCTGGTCGAGCCGCGAAGCTCGCGGGTCACCCAGTCGTGAACCTCGCGGGCCCGTGTGATGGCGTCAGCCCTGGTGGCGGCGTACACGTCGATGTCGACGAGCATCCGACCGAGCCTCAGCCCGTCATCGCCGCCGCCAGGGATCTGCTGAATCTGGATCGTCGGCAACTCGTTCAGCAGGTTGTTGTCGAGCTCGTCCCGCACCACCGCATCCGGGAACCGCGCCGTGGCGCGGGTAATGAGCTCCAGCTCAATGTCGACAATGGCGGTCACTGGTTCCGCCCGCCCAACTGGGCTGCCCGAAGCAGCACATGATGGGCGTGCACTTTCTCCGTGCCGTACTCCACCCAGCGGGCGTAGTACGCGGTGTTGCGGACCGTCGCCACGGCGCGGTCCCTGTTCCGCCCGCCTCGGGACGTGCTGTCCGTCTCCCACGACTCCTTGTAGTGGCCCGGGCGGGGGCTGTGTTCGTCGACTGGCGAGATCCCGATCGCCACGCCTTTGATGACCTCGGCACGCCGCAGCATCTCCGCCTGCATCGCTGGCGACCGCAGTAGCTGGCCCACGCCCTTGCGCTTCATCTTGAACTTGGCAGGCACCGTCCACCGCCTCCCTGTTCAGCCAGTGACGCGGTCGGCAGCGAACTGGACCACGCCGCGGGTGCCGGTGAACGGGGACCGGCCCCAGTCGCCCGGCTCGCCCGTGATCTCACACCTCACGCCGCGAATCACAGCCCCGTCCGTCGTGCGCAGCGGCATCCCCGGATGGTCGGCAGGGGCGTACACCGTCCAGCCGACGATGACCGTGTCCCGGTCCTGCTGCTGACTACCGCCCACCTGCGGCGTCTCCGCCCGCGGCGTCACCACACAACCCTCGATGTCGAACGACTCATCCGGGCCCGGCAACGGCTGTCCGCGCGGATCCCGGCCCGGCGACGGGCCGGTACGCACGATCCGAACCGTCTCGCCGAACGGGTACGGGGCCGGCATCAGGTGTAGCCCCAGCCGGGCTCGAACTCGTCGGCGAAACCGGCGTCGTCGATCGGCCACGTCGGTGACGGATCCGCAGTCGACGGCGTCGGATCCACCGTGAACGCCCCGCCGCGGCCCGCCAACGACTTGAGTGCCGACTTGTCGGCCTTCGTCAGGTACAGGCCACCAGAACCCTGGGGGCGCTGCACCGACATCGGGCCGATCGTCTCGTAACTGACCTGCTGCGGATTCACGTAAGCGCGGCCCGCCACCGACAAGACAACAGCCTCCGCGCCCTCAGGGAGCGGCTTCACCACCGTCTGGCAGAGGGCGACCGCCGTCGTGATCAGCAGGTCCGCACGGTTGCCCTGGATCTCGTCGAGCCCCAGGTACAGGCCGAGCTGTTCGGCGGTCGGAGGGACGAAAGCCACAACGCCTCCTAACGAGCCAGCGACTCCACGGCATCGCACCAGGCAGCCAGATCAGCGGCCGGATCGAGTTCGGCAGACCGGACCTTCGCCCGCTTCGACGCCAGCCGGTACTCGGCCGCCACCGCGAGCTTTCGCAACACCGCCTCGTAGCCGGCCACGTCGTTCCGGTCGACGAAAATCCCTGCCTCGCCCAGCGACTCGGTGAGGCCCGGAGTCGGGTGGGCCAGGACGGGGATGCCGCTCGCCAACGCCTCAACGCCGGCGCGACCCCAGGACTCGTAGGACGACGGCATCAGCAGGACGCGGGTGCGGGCGTACACCTGCTCCCGCATGTCCTCGCCGCGAACGTGCTCGACGATCTCCACGTTGGGCAGGTCCGGGAGGACTTGCTCGCCGTAGGCGCCCTTCACGGCAAGGAACGGCTGATCCGGCATGCGGCGGGCCAGCGCGTCGAGGACCTTGCCGCCCTTCTCTGGGTTGCAGTTGATCAGCGTGATGGCCTTGCCGGGTTTCGTCGCGTACTCGTCGGCGAACACCGGCGGACGCACGATCAGCGACGACTCAGGGCGGATGGACTTCGGATACTCGGCGAAGAAGAGTTCCGCCTCCCGCTCCATCCACTGCGAGTTGTAGACCGCCAGCGCAGTCCCGCCCGCCGCAGCATCCCGGAACGTCGGCCGGTGCGTGTTGTGGCAGACCACGATCAGCGGCTTGCCCCACCCGCGGGCCAGAGACGCCGCCGACGGCACCGTCTCCAGATGAGCGAGCAGCACGTCGGAGCGCTTCACCGCGTTCGGGAAGTCCAGCCGCGACTCCAACGGCACCACCTTGATGCCGCGGTACTCGTATTCCTTGTGGGCCTTGCCGTAGCGGGACAGCCACACGGACACGTCGTGCCCGCGCTCCGCCAGCGGCCGGAGCATCGATACGAGCATGTGCTCGGCGCCCGCATTGTGCTCTGGCGGCATGGCGTGAACCCTGGCGACGATGGACAGCGGCTTGGCTGCCCCGCCCGGCGCGGAAGCCGGGACAGCCCTCGCCATCAGGAACCGCTCGGGGTGCCGGTGAACTTCACGAACGCGTCCGGGTCGCCCTGCACGTAGCCGTAGTAGGCCTCGGCCAGCAGCAGCACCAGGTTGTTCTGGAACGCCGACACGACGTTGCCGTCCTCATCGACGTAGGTGGCTTCCTTGCTGATACGGACCGTAATGTCCATACCTACGCCAAATGCCGCCTGCGAGAAGTCCCCACCGATCCCACGCAGACCCGTGTCCGTCGACGCCGACTGGCGGCGTTGCTTGCCCGACACCGACCGGGAGTACGCCAGCGGCTCGCCGATCAGCGTGCCCGCCGACGCCATGTTCGTGCCCGGCGTGGTCGTGTCGACGAGGATCGGCCGGCCCGTCGTGTCCGTCGCCAGCAGCAGCTTCGGCTTCAGGCGGTGGTCCGCGATCGTGCCGGTGTAGTCCCAGTCATCGTCGATGACCAGCTCCATGCCGGTCACCAGGTCGGCCCAGATGCCGCCCTGCGCCTGCGTCTTCGTGCCCAGCGCTACCGCGTTGCTGGTCATCGCCATGTAGTCGGCGAACGGCCCGGTGGCGCCCTTCATCGTCTTGCCGTGGATCGCCGCGTGGTCGAAGGCCCGCGCGAACGCCGTCGGCAGGTCGGTCTGCAGCTGCGTCCACAGGCCGCCCGCGTTGGTCATGACGACCTCTTCGGCGACCGGGATGAGGACGGCGAGCTTCTTCGCCGTCATCTCCTTCACGCCGACGCTGCCGGACGACAGCGGCTTCTTCTGCGCCTGCCCGACCCAGTCCGCGGTCGGCACGTCCATCGGGATCGGCACGGACGTGGTGGCGTCGATCGCCAGCGGGGCGCGGCGCGCCAGAGCCATCACCGCCGACTGCTCCACCGACTTCTCGAAGATCGGTCCCGCGAGGGTTCGCGGGAGGAGTGAAGCGTTGACATCGGACAGCTTGATCGGGGCCGTAGCCATGGGGTCCTTCCTTCTCCGCAACTACTGCTTGAGCTGCGGCGTCAGCCACCCGGCGAATTCGTCGCCCGGGGCGGGGGGCCTTGTCTTGTTGGCGCCGGACGCCTGTGTGCGGTCCGGTGCGGGACGCCGCGGGCCCTCCTGGGGCTGGGATTTCGCCCAGTGCGGCTTGCGCTCCAAAAGCGCCTGGAGGTCGACCTCAATGGCCGCCTCGTCGATGTCGCCGTCAGAGTCGATGTACGAGTCGAGGTCCAGCGCGCCGACCGCGTCCTCCGGGTCGGCGAAGGACGTCATCGCGAGGGCCTGCACCTGCGTGCGCGCCAGACGCAGACGCGTCTTCGCCACCTGCTCGCGAGCGCGTTCCAGCTGGTCGTTGAGGCGCTCGGACTCGGTCTTCTCCGCGTCCTTGATGCGCTGCAGTTCGGCAGCCGCCGGCTCCAGCTCCTTCAGGCGCTTGCGGAGGTTCGCGGCTTCACTGTTCTTCTTGCGCAGCTCGGCCTCGAACTTCTTCCGGTCGAACGGCTTCCCCTCGCCGCCGGCGTCCGCCTCCTGGGCGTCATCCGCGGCCGTGGTGCCGTTCTCCTCGGCCGCCGTCTCATCGACGGTCTCCTCGGTGCCGGTGTCCTGCTGCTCGGTGCTCTGCTCGTTCTCTTCGGGCATGACGAATCGGCCCTCCAGGGGCTGTGGAAATGAGAAAGGCCACCACCAGGGCGACCTCGTTGAACAGTGAGCTCGGCTCTCAGCCGTGCTCGGCTATGGCCCGCCTGAACCGGCGGAGCTGATCTCCCGAGTAGGGCGCGGCGTACTCCCGGTACAGCCGCTCCCACTCCTTGGCCTTGTCGGACAGCTCGAACCGCTGCCCAGCGAAGACGGGAATGGTCATGCAGTGGCAGCCATCGTGGGCGCGGAAGTCGACCGTGTCCCGCTTATAGACGGCGCCCCGTATCGCGAGCATCCGGCAGAAGGCGCAGGCACCCAGGGCTGCCGAACGGGCCCACGCGGTCGCCTGCCGGTCCTGGCGCACCGCTTCGAGAACCGTCTCGCGGCCCGTGTCAGCGACCAGCTTCTGCACCACCAACTCGGCCTTTTTCTCCGCCTGCTCCAGCCGGACATCGAGAGGCTCAAGCTGCGCGGGCGTCGCAACGTCGGGATCTCGCTCCCACACGTCCTTCGTCGCCCACCTCAGGCTCGCCTCCGTGCGCTCCTCGGGCGGCGGATCGGCAACCGGCACAGTGAACGAGTCCGTCACCCCGGCAGTCTCCCGCTGGGCGTCGTAGAACTCGGCACCCAAAGCGGCCGACGTCTGCGCGTACTGGTCAACCACCGCCTGCACGGCAGCGAACCAATCCGGCATCGAAGACCGCAACCGGGACGGGATGATCAGACGCCGCAGCCCGCGCACATCCCGCAACAGCAACCGCGAAAGGCCGCGCTGCGCAGCCCGATACCGGTCAGGATCACGGCCACCATCAGAGACCGTCGTCGCCACCGTCGACCTCCACCACATCCGGCAGTGGCGCGGCGCGCTGACTGTCCAGCCCGGCCAAACGGTCCAACAGGCGCCCACCGGTAGCCGCGGCACCAGACAGGCGGCGATCCGCCCGAACACGCTGCCGCTGCCCCTCGGTCAGTCCCGCCATCTCCAGCGTGACGTCGGAATCCGCCGGCAGGATGCCCGCCTGGACCAGTTTCACCGTGGCGTCCGCCTGCGCGGCCACCGTCGGTGTCGCCGGGTTCCGCCACACCGTCTCGATCCGGCGAGTCTTGTCCGGCGGCTCCCCATCACGCACCCACAGGGCCAGGCGCATAGCCTGCTGCCACGCCGCCCCATACCTGCGAATCCGCCGCTCAGAGCGCTTCACCAGTTTCGCCTCGGTCGACCGGATGGCATCGGCGCTCGCCGGGTTGTCCGTGGTGTAGCCGAGCATGTGCGGTGGCAGCCCGAACTGGCTCGACATGATCCGCGCGTACAGGTCGATGATCCGGGTCATCGCCGTCGGATCGTGCGCGGCGAACTGGCCGACCGTCGGAACCTGGCCGTCCTCGTCCCGCTCCAGGGCGAGCACGCGGCCGATGTACGTCTCCCACGCCGACTTCGCGTTGCCCTCAGCGTCCTGGAACGCGGACTCGGACGCGCCGAGAATGTAACGCTGCGGAGCCCCGAAGAACTCGGCCGCAACCTCCATGCCCATCAGACGCCGACACGCCGCATCCGTGATCGACATGACCTCCGGGGTGATCTCACTCTTGCCGACACGGTCCGCGGTGCGCTGCCGGTTCGCCATCCGCACCACCGGAACGACACCCAGGTTGTGGATGTCCCGGTCGACGACCTCCCAGCCGCCCGACGGGGACGGCAGAGCGGTGATGGTCTGATCCGGCAGATAGAGGACGATCATCCGCTCCTCAGGGCCCGACTCGACGAATCCGTCAGCCTGGCACTCCCGCAGCGCCGCCGTGCCCATCCGCAGGCGGGCATCCCACATCAGCGTCATATCCAGCGGCGACTCGGCCGAGATCAACGGCGGGCAGTCATCCGTGCCGCAATCCCCCGAACCGACCGCCAGATACTCGCGGCCGTACACCAGGGAGTCCAAGTGCGCGAGGGACGACTCGTCGAACAGATCGTTGGCATCGGCGATCTCAGCCAGGTCCGACGAATCCGAACCGTCCGCCCAACGGAACGCCTCCAGGTCCAGGCGCTCCTCCAGGGACTCGACGCCCACCCGGGGCCAGCCGATGACCGTGTGCAGGCCCTTCAACTGCGGCGGGATTGAGATGCCCAGGTCTCGGACCAGCTGCTCACCGTTGAAGTACGCATCCCGCAGGAGCAGAGCCCACCGGTCACGCTGCATATCCGCACGCAGTATGTTGATCAGCGCGAGCTCGTCGTCCGACAGATATACCAGCGGAAGTTCAGGGACCGAGAGGGTCACCGCAGCACCACCACCCGTCCCTTGCCGCGCGACTTCGGCCGCTTCCCGTACTGCTTGCTGTTGAGGAGCTTCCGGCGAAGCATGCGCGCCCCGATCATGCACACCGCAAGGTCGATCTTCCGGGCGGATTCACGGTGCTCCTTGCCGATCGTGATGCCCCACGCGTTAGTGCGGCGCCGGGCGTTCGCGACGTGCGTGCGCATCACCTTGTGTCCGTCGTGCGTGAGGCGTCGCTCGAGGATGTCCTCGCCCGTGCGCTTCACCGCATCGGTGAACTCCTCCTGGTGACGCGGAGCGCCCATGTCCCAGCGGACCGCGTGCTGCTTCGGGCCGGCGGTGACGGCGTGCAGGATCAGTTTCGCGCCGTGCGCTTGCCCCCACTTGTCGAGGTACGGATCCCAGTAGCGTTCGCCGTCGTCATCCTTGCCCGATCCCGGGTCGCAGAAGAACGCCAGCACCTTGTACGCGTTGAAGGCCCGCTCCACGACACCGTCGACCTCGTCACGCGGCACCGTCCACGGGACATCCAGATCCCAATTCGCGGGCCGCTGCCACACCCCGAACGTGATGACATGCCCGTCCGCCATCCTGCAGCCAGCCAGGGCGGTGGCGTCATCGGACTTGGAGCCATCGAAGAACAGGACGACCTCTTCGCCATCCAGGACTTCGAGGCCATCCGCTTTGCAGGCATCCCACTCGTAGGGCGCCATCCAGGCATCCTCTGCAGCGACGATCTGGTTGTACCAAAAGCGCCGCGACCTACTCGGAGGGTTACGGACGTCGCCGATCGACTTGACAATCCGGTCCACGTTCAACCACGTCGCGTCACCGCGGATCGACCGGATCACCGCCGGCGCGTCCTCGACCGTCAACGGAGCCCGTGCAGGCGCCTCAATCGAGTCGTACAGCAGACCGGAATCCATGACCCGACCCGCGTCGACGGCCTCCCAGGCGTCCCGGTCCTGCTCTGCCACGGAATCCTGGCCCGGCTCGTAGGCGTTCGTGATTCGCAACGTGCGGGCCGCGCCGTCTGCCGACTTGGTGGCGTTGCGCTCAATTACGGCCGCCATGTCGTGGCCCGAGTTCGACGAGTCCCAGTGGTGCGTCTCGTTGAGCAGAACGAATGTCGCCCGAGCGCCCTCAAGCGTCGACGGCGACGACGTCACCGCCTGGATCAGGCGCGAGTCGCCCAGCGCGTTGACGGTCTCCTTGCCAACCTGGATCCGGTAGTGCTCCTTTGCCTCCGCCGTAAACAGCGACGGGAACAGCCGCATCGTGTTCTTCGTCTGCTCGAGACTGACGGCGGCCGTCTGAACCCACGCCTCCGGGCTGTCCGTTGCGATCGGCGTACCGTCCGACGCCCAGCCCGCGAAGCGCGAAGGCCCGAGAGCCTCGACCGCGCACAGGCAGGCTCCGGCCGGGTCTTTGCCCCAGCCCTTCAGTCGCTGAAGGACCCCGTCGCGATAAGCGAAAGTGCCCGACTCGTCAAGGGCGAACCACCAGAGGAAGAAGCGGGCCTGCTCGTCGGTGAAGCGCCACGGGACACCGCGGGAATGCTGCAGCCAGACGCCGCACCAGCCGAGGACCTCCCAGCCCAAAGTGGCCTCAGGCAGCAGCCAAGTGCCGTCCGGGTTCCGCTGCCAAGTCGGGCCGATGAGCTTCGGCTCCCACTCCAACTCCGGCCGCGGAGCCACGTCCGAAAGGCGATCGCGGTACCAGGCAATGACCTCTTCATGCCCGTCGTCCTGACGCTCGACCGACCGCCTACGCGCCACGGCCCCAACGGGCCATAGCCGCCTGGCGTGCCGACGCCGACGCGTTGCCCTTCGCCGGCGCTTCCTCGTCCGGCAGCTTCAGCCAGCCAAGCAGGCGGGCCAGGACGCCGCGATGCTGCCGCAGTTCCTGAACGAGCGGGGAAGCGACGGGCTGCCCCATGCTGCCGGTGACGATCAGGTCTGCGTGCTCCAGCTCGGCCTCAAGCCGCTCGATCAGATCGATCTCCCGGCAGGCGTCCTCCAGCACGCGCAGCTCGTCAATCCGCAGGTCGTAGCCCTCGGAGATCTCAGTCCAGACCACCAGGGCCTTGGCGCCGAGACCCGCAGGGGGATCAAGGTTCGATGACATGGCGACCCTCCTGGGGCCTCGGCCGGCCCACCAGGGGCCGAAAAAATACAGCTCAGGCGCACGCTCAAAGTC